GCGAAATAGATTTGTAACCATCCATATTCTCTAACTGAACATTTAGATAGTGCATCATCAGTTACAATAGTGCTGAATTGCTTGATCAGTTCTTCTTTCTCAGCAATTGCTTTTTCATCTTCTGGATTCGCTTCAAGTGCTTGCGAATTTCTTAGTATTTTATATCCGTATTCGTGTAAGTTCATATTGTATGTCTCCTTTATGTTTCTATAAACCTGATTTTTATCTCAGTTTTAATTTTCTCTCCTGTTTTTTTAGGAAGTGCGGATTCAAGTATAAATCTGAATAACAGATCTGTATTCTCGAATAATCCTAGTTCATACCCATCAAATACAACAATATCTGAATTTGTGATCTCAGTGGAAAATTTAGCAGTTCCATCATCTGTTCCATCTTGTGGATATCCTGCTGTCATTGATTTACGAGTTGCGGGTAGATCATCAGTTGCTAGATCAGAATCGGTGGCAGTAACAGGTGTTATCCCCGATCCATATTCAATGATAGTATTTGCATTATCAAGGGCCTGTACTGATTTACCCTGTGCAAGATCACGTATTTTATTCAGAAATCGTGTCATGATTTTGATTGGATCAATATCTGAGTATATAGTTGTTACGCGTACGCGTATAGCTTCATTTTCTGATTTCGTGAATGATGAAGCCAATACAACGCGTGCCATCAGTGTTGATCCTATTTTAAGGCCAATCTCATTGCATGTGAAATTGATCACATCGCTATCATCTAATGATGATTGGTGTATCATCTCCGCGTCATCGCCATCTCGAGGATACGTAGAATCCACATTTTTCTCAGTTCCTGCAATCGGCGTATCCAGTGCAGTATCATCAATCATCACAATTGTTGTTCCTGATCCTAGTTCAATGATAGTATTTGCTGTGTTAAATGGTGGTACTGCTTCACCTTGTAAGATATCACGCATACGCGTATATAATACTGTCATTGGAATCATTGTCGTGCTTGTGACTTCAGAATTCCATGCAGTAGGTTGGCTATTCCATATAGCACCCTCATCCTGTGATGATTCATTCCATACAAAATTAGTGCCTACCTGTTTCTCAACCACCACTGACATTGCAACACCGACATTTAGTAATACATCAGCTAGGATAATAAGATCCAGATCAGTATTTATATTTCGTTTCTGTAACTGCCTTCTATCGCTGAAAAGATCAGATAAAGCCTCATCAGTATCAGGATCATAATTTACAAGTTCGATTGCTGAATTAGGTACATGTAATGAATGCGTTACTCCAACAATATATACCAGTTTATTAACCCATGCAAGTTTTGCATAGTTTACTCTTATTAATCCTGTACCCTGTACATCGAGATCCTGCGGTATATTGATAGTTGTTGGAGTGAGGACCTCGCTATTTTTTGTTAGTCTTGCATCCAGATATCCGCGTACTTGAGCCTCTGTTGTTGCATCGGGAACATCTATAAATCCTGTACGCGGTAGATTATTTGCAGCAGATAATAAATCCTGTTTTTTATATGCCTGACCATCGCTATCAATCACATAGTAACTATTTTTTATTCTGTTACTGGATTTTACTATAGCAGGATCAAAAAAATCAGTTCCCTCTGCATATGATTTTCCAAGATCATTAGCAGTACGCGGTGCAAATATCCATTCAAGTGTAGGAGTTAATCGCAGTGAATGATTCTCCCTTAATGCTAGTTCCTGCATGATCTCAAGCGGTGTCAGATAATTGAATATATCATCATATACTGCGGTTGTTGCAGTGATTGATGTTGTGAATAAACCACCACCGTGTGTTGCGATCAGATCTGCTATAATCGCGGATGCAGTCTGTCCTGCACAATCATATTTTGTTATAGGATCCCCATGTAATTTGATACTGTAATCAATTGCATATACATTGATAGTTCCTTCCTCGTTAGGTGTCCAGTTCTCAACTATTCCATTGAATACATTGACTGCATCAACTTGTAGAATTAATTGTTTTATTCCTGATTGTCGCAATGTAATAACTAGTGTTTCATTTATATTATCAAAGAATAATAGATTTGTATGATTAATCCTGTAAGTATGATCAACATCGGTAAACAATCCAGTATATAATTCAGATGAAAAATCAGCTCCATTTATGGTTAATGTGTTTGTCATCTTCTGGACCTCCAATCTTGCCAATACAACGGAGGTTTGGTATTAGAATAATTATGATGATTCATGGACCTTATTTTCAGGTTATCAAGCATAAATCTCTTTTCTCTGCGTGCTTCCTCATAATAACCATATGCACTAGAAAGATATTCCAATCCTGAAAGATCTGCTGTATCTAATGAAATCCATTCAGAACTAGAATTATAGATAAAAGTATCAGCCATAATAATCAGCTCAGACTAAGACTTGTGGGATCTATCGCGATAGTAACGGTCCAGCGTGTAGTACCCTGTGTTTTCACAACTCCTTTGGTAAGATTAACTAACATCCCCACTACATATTCAAAATTAGCTGCACCAAAATCAACGGATAATTTTACTATCTCATCAGGAAAAGATACCCATCGTTCAAACATAAGCTTCCATTGTGCGAAAGGTGTGGACCCTGAACCCGATGTAAAATAAAATGTTGCTTGATATGTTGCACCTGTACGACCAAATGCTTTTACTTCCTGTGTTAATACTGGACTAGGTGTGGGATTTGTTTTGGGATATACTTTCACACCATCGAGGAAATTATTATTGGCTAAATCTTCCCATGATCGCAGAAGTGTTGTTACAACAGGAGTTCCCACAGGTTGTTCTAACATTGATGTCATCCTACATAGCCTCCATTAGTAAATAACGATATTTTTTTAATTCCTGTATTTACACCCATCTCAACATTTGATCGGACAGTCTCAATATCCCTGTTATTTCGTACCTGTGTATTGTACATATTGACATTGATTGTCATGCCTCCGCTACCACCGATTCCTTTTTTCATTGTATCAGCATCGATGACACCCTCACCTATTTTGAGTACTCGCAAGACCTCCTCCGTTCCTGATCCGCCACCCACAACTCCACCACTATGCATTGAGGGGATGTCTCCTAATCTCCATCCGATATTCACACCTGGGATATTATTTATTAATTCTATAAGTGCATTCACACTATCGACAATTAGAAAATTGAGAAGCCCGACCAACATATTTATTAATCCTTTGAAAATATCTCCCAATCCTTCCCCGATCAATGCAATATCCCATGTGAATAGTCCAATCAATATCTTTACTATTCCACCAATAATATCTATGAAACCATCGACTATTGCAATGACTAATTGAATCATTGATTCTAATTTAATAACAAATAAGTCCCACAAAATCTCTCCAATAGCCATTACAATAGGTTCTATTACCTCCCATAGACGTACAACATTATCTATCAGTTCTTGAAAAGTACTGCTATTATCACTAGCAAAGCTACTGAACAAATCACCTATTACACCAAATACTGCTGCTGTTTTTTCTTGGATACCAAAAAAATTTGTATGCCATGCTAGTGCAAGAGCAGCAACAGCAGCAATTATTATTAAAATAGGCCATGCGACAGATGCAATGGAGATTCCTAGAAAACCTAACACAGTAGTTAATGCACCTGCACCAAATGCCAAAGCAACGAATGAGGCAATCATAGTTTGGACATCACCATCAAGGTCCATAAATAGGTCTGTCATATCTTCTATATAGGGAATAAGAACTTCTATCATTGGAACCAGGGAATCACCTAAGACATTGAAAATTCTCTCAAATTGAAATCCTATCTCATCCAGACTACCCGCGAGTGCAGGAGATGACGATATCATCTTGCTCAGGAAACCACCTGCTAGAAGTGTCACACCTGCAATTGCTTTGCCTACGCGACCCCATGAATTAGTTTGTTTCTGCGAACTTGCCTCCATAGTATCATCAAGATTTGCGGTGTTATCTGATATATCATCGAGTAATTCATTTGATATTTCTAACTGATGATTTATATCATCAAATGCTTTTGTAAAAATATCAGCTAATCCCTCAATTGAATCCTCTGCATCTTTTGTGACAACACTTACAACTGCCTTCAATGGCATTTCCACGCCACTCATAGATTCCAAGCATCCTCCATATTCTGTTTAAATTCAGCTTTTTTATTTTTAGCTTCTGAGATCTCCTGTTCTATCCAGTAATCTCGAATTGGTAATCTGTCCATTTCATGCGGAAATTTACTGAATTTCTCTGCCATCATACTACGATCATATAACAATCCTGCCGTGGGATTTATAGAATCTATCTCGTCATTAAGAAAATTAGCCAATTTCTCAAACACCTTTGTTATTTTTTTTTCTTCTCTTTAAGAGCAGTAGCAAATGCCTCTCCAAATTTAAACAATTCATCTGAATAGAATCGTTTAAAAAATGATATAAATTCCTCTTTTTCTGGAATTATAACCATTTCTGCAAAAGAGACTCTGAGTTCTTTTACTGTCGCAGTTTTATCTGAAATAATCTCCGTTTGTCCTAGATCTGGTTCTTCAAATACATACAATGTTTCGGGTACTTTATCAGATTCAAAATAGAATGCTACCTCTCTTCTACCAATCTTAGAATATGCCTTCTCATTGATTTTAATATAGTTAATTTCTCTTGGATTCTCTGTCTGTATTGCCATGATATTCACTCCTTGAATACTTTTGGAAATGCATTATTGATCAGATTAAATGCATTCTTATCATCATTGAATATTTTCTTAGTCTGTTCTGATGATAATTTCAGTTTCTTTACCTCTGCTACAATCTCTTTCTCACGTTTTTTAAGTGGTTTAGCTCTTGTATTAAGTTCATCACGGATCTGATTAAGCGTAGTTTTTACTGTGTTGTATTCAGTAGCTAATCCTTTCAGATAATTGCGTAAAGGTATTTTTTTCTCGGTTATTATTGTTACTTCATCCATAATAAATCATTCCTATACTGGATCAGTATACACTGCAATACTATCCACCGCAGATGCGGAATATTTTGTTGTGGTCTGTGCTTTGCAAGGTAAGCTCATCCTGAATGCACCACCGCCCCCTGGACTGGACCTTGCAGGTTTAAATGTTTTTGCAGAGGGAATTGTGAGCGTGAATGTATCATTTACAGCTCTTGTGATAACATGCGAGATTGCAAAATCAGTATAGTTTGATCTCAATTCATAGATAGATTCATTCTCAACTCTTAGCGTATAGTTAGCTACAAGTCCTCGTGTTCCTGGAATTATTTCAGAGGGTGCAATATCGCATATGCCATATTCCTCAGATACTCCATTTTTATACTGATACTGTGCTCGTTCAACTTTACATTTTTGATCAATTGAATTGATATTCAGCGTACTGGTCTGATGCCATTGAATAGGAACTGTGGTTAGTTTTCCTGGAACACCTGGTGTTGTGTCAACAGGGAAACCCGATTTTGCAAATCCTGTGAGTTTTACTTTTGGAATCTCTCCTGATACAATCGTGAGATCAAATGTATTGACTTTGCATCCAAGCAGTTTGATTGAGAAATCACCATTACCGAATACTGGTTCTATTGATAACGGTGGTATCGTGTTTGCAAGCGTGGTTGCATGAGTATATGGATCAACACCTGAATCGACAACTGCACCAAAGGCCCAATACACCCATATCCAGTTCTGAATGCTGAATTCAATCTCCCATGGGAAATTCTCTTTACCATGTAATAAAAATTCAGCCTCATCTCTAGAACTGATATCCGCAACCATGATTTCCTCATTTTGCGGTGTGATTGACATACTGCTTACTCTACCAGGCCATGGTTTAAAGCTTGCAGCTTCTGTCCCATCGACAGCCTCTTCTGCTACCTGAACAGATACAAGATCTAATAAAGTTGCCATTATAATCTGCCATCCTCTTCATCTTCCATAGGATCCTCTTTTATTTCAATAATTGGCTCGCCCATACGTGTCATAAACCCTGAATAATTTTCTTCATAATGTTCGTGGTCATAATGCTCTTCTTCTAATCCACAATCCCCTGCACATATTTTTGGTTCGATGGCTTCTTCATCATCTTTAGTAGGACCTGTATATTCTTGTGAATGATCACTTGTAGCTTTTTTATCATCGGTTTCTAAAACAGGATTAGGAACAGTATCTTCCTCTAATTCTTCGAGTTCCTCTGTTTCATCATCTGTTTTTGATACAAGTTCCTCCATTACAGCAGCATCATTGATCGCTAGTCTCTCAGAATTATCTGCAATATTATCCTCGGATTCTTCTGGTAATGCTAATTTGATTTGTTCTTGAGATCCATCTAGACTATATTCTATAATATGTGTTTCATGTGCTTTTGCTGTTAAGTTTTCGAATATAATATCTTCTGAATTACTTTCATGTAATTGTACATTCCAATCATCCGCAAATAAATCCTCAAAATCAGGATTATAGATAGTTTTAGTAGCATCAATAGAATCGTATTTTACTATGATCCAACCGTATTCAGTTTTAAGAGCATGGATATATTTTTTTTCCCATGTTTGTCTCCATGCAATATTATTTCCATCTCTGAGAAATTCAAATGCTGTAGAGAAATTTATTTTTAAGAATGGTTCACTCATTTTTTATAACCTCTAGTTTATGATTTCATCAACGATGTACAGACGCACTTCGATAACATACCTGAAATTCTTACCCTGTGATAGATTATTTCCTCTATCTAGTAAAATCATATATTCCCACGGAGTAGTTAGATTAGTTAGATTTGCACTGAGAATACTTACTATTTTTGTTTTCAGATTTTTGATACGCTGTGAATACGTACTTCTGATATCTATGCGTACAACTTCGTCACCATCTACACAATCTAGATTAATCGCGGGATAGCCTGTTTGCCATTTTCCATCTTTTACCAGAATATTATCAAAATTTGCTTGTTGAGTTCCCTTATATTTGTCGCGATCCATTACTCTTACATTAGTTCTATCATAAGAACCCCAATTATCGGATTCATTCTCATGATCTATATCTAGTACTGTGAGTATTGCTTCTTTCGCTTCTACCATATAAATAAACCCCACGTCATAATCGTGTGCTATGCACTACGTTGAGTTGACTTCTATAAACATTCAGATATGCAGTATTTAAAGTAAATTACATTGCTGTATCCTTATCTATTTCCTCCTTTATCTCGGTTATTTTATCAATGCTCTCATTTATCGCAGTATCTTTATTGATGTCCTCTTTTATCTCAGTTATCTTATCAATACTCTCAGTAATTGCACTTATACTGGATATCTGCTCTATTATCTCAGTGGTAATATTTTTAGATTCTATAAAATCAGTATCAATAATAATATTTTCGGAGAACTCAGTGATTATATTTAATGTTTCTAGAAATTCTGTTAGAAGATTAAGTATCGTATTAAATTCGCTTAATATGCTTATATCTTCGATAAAACTGGTATCTAAATCTAATTGTTCGCTAAAAATAGATATGACCTCAACTGTCTGCGATTCTGTTTTTTTAATCAGATTGCTTAATCTACCCATAACCGCAACAGAATCACCACGGTAGATTCTACCGAATGTTATCAGACTACTCAAGATTTCACCATCTTATATGTTGCAAGATTGGTTCCTATGTAGGTCGCAGTTATAGTATATGTTGCAGTTACATCATTATCAGTGCCAACACTTCCAGCTACTGAATATATTCTTAATCTTCCTGTTAACATATTACCTTTGCTATCATGTGTGGTAGTATCTATAAATTGATTCTCCTGTGTTAATCCAAGTACTCTTTTTAATAATGCACCCATGGATCCTGCGGTAACATTAGTATCAGCCGCAGCCCATACATGAGTTGCGATCCCTTCAGGATTGATATGTGTTGGTAATACTGCATAGCCTGTTGTTGTATCAGGTATTACTACCCAATCAAGACCAAGAGTTGCTATTTTTGTAGTGCCATCATATGAGGATATATGGCCTACTTGATCCTGTCCAGTTCCTGATCGCAAAAATACGGATTGATACCGATATGCATTATCATCATCAGAAGCAAGTGCATTCAGCGTAATTGTATTTGAAGTACCTCCCCGTGCTAATCCCTCATTGACATGTTCTCGACCTGCATCCGCAAATATAATATATTCAGATGTGTTATCAGGTTCTACTTTCCAATCACGATCAATTGTCGCTATTCTTGTCGATCCCGCATACTCATAGATTAATCGCGTCTGCCCTGCTCCCATTCCATCAATAATTGCAATCTTTGCAGGATCATAAGCACCGTCAAAATCCGCGGCATCTAATGATAGTTGAATTTGATTACCGTTAACCGCAGGCCCCTGCGAAGTGCCTGTATGAAGTGCCTGAGCGGCTATATCACGTAATCGTTTACCTGCTGAATTCTGTATGTTATGCGATAATCCTGTTAATATCTCATCCCATACCGCATCAGCTACATTATCCAAATCTGTTTGATCTAATATTGGAATAATAATCACCCAAATTTAGGATATATCTGGAATTCTCTCGTCTCTGAGAAATATTCCTTTGATCCTGTGAAAGTTCCAAATACCTGTACTTTCCATAGTCCTGCCTTGTCCAGAAAATCTGATTCGGTAATATATTTTACTACACCTGTTGCCTCTATAACGATTGTCACATCTGCAGGATATGCTTTTGATACTGTTGTTTTATCAGGTTTGTAAAAATCCATTGTGAGTGTAGCTATATTGACGAGATCTTTATTTGTTGTGACAACAATATCAATACCAACTGAATCTATATATATCTTATCTGACATCTATATACATTGTATTTCGGTGTATTTAAATTATAAATAAATAGGTTTAAATGCTTGGCTATCATATCTATCAAGTATTCTTTTGGTTGCTTTTTCCCATCTATTTTGTAATTGCATGTAGCTTATTCCTCCAGATTCACCTTCTGCTTTGATGAACATATCTGGAAGATAATCGATTACCTGTGATGCAGCTATCATTATACAGGCTTTTCTAATATCTTTCGGAACAACTGATCTACCATAGGTGTATTTAATTCTGATATTATCCTCACCTTTGATTGGAAGTTGCTTTAGTAAATATATTCTACCTTCTGGTTGCTGTACAAAGTAATCACCTGTTGTATCATATGGGGTGGATCCTGCGGTTCCTGTTGCTATAAGATCAGTCCATTCATCATTATTTGTCAATATCTCAAGCGTTGTCACACTTCGAATATCATCAAAATTAGTTTTTATCACATATTCAGTACGGCCATAACGCGTGCGTCTACCTTTTTTATAATCTCTGAAAGTAAATTCATGATATTCATATTCAGATACAGTTATTTCTCGCCATGCACGCCCACATTCCTTCTCAATATCAACCTCAGCTTCCTCAATCATTTCCTCAATAGTTGTCTTTGTTGGATTTTTTATAGAATCAATATTTTCTTCATCATAAGGATTACCTGAGACATCGGTAAGATTTAGTCTGTTAGCGACTTGATAGGCCTGTGCATACGTTACATCTACCAAATTAACCACCTAGTTGTTTTTTGAGAAGTTCATCTGGAAATAATTCATCCTCATTTATATTTTCAGGTTCTCTCTTTTTCTCCTTTGACATAATTTTAGTCATAGATTTATATACCGCACTTTCCATCAGTTTGAAATCAGCCAAGAATACTCCAAGCGAATCAGCTATACTTGTATGAACAATTGCAAAATCCTCTTTGAGATCAGCAGTGTTTGCAATACCCATGAATTTACCAAGTGCATTAAGAATAGTTATTTTCTCAGCATCAGTATTCGCATTAGGTAACCATTTCTCAAGCGTATATTTTCGAACCTCAGATATAGTATTTAATCTGTTCTCCTGTGCCTTATCGCGTTCAGCGATAATTGTTTTCTGTTTCTCATCCCAATGTTCAATTCCATATGTGGAAATAAACCAGAGACAGAGGACCATCCATACAATACCTATTCCAATCATGTTCATAGGATTGAATGAATCACCCTGACGGAGTTTAAGAGCCACATCTGTTGCTAGACCTGATGTGATAGTACCGAATATTACTCTGAATACTCTGATCTGACGGCCTAGCATTTGATCTATTTTGGATCCTATGATTTGAGCTTTGCCATCGGTATTATTTTTTTTTTTGATTTTTGTTATTGTTTCGATTTTAATTCCTCCTCTAGTGGCGTGCCAAGATTGGAACTACTGTAATTGTTGTTTCCGCACCTACTGCCGCAGAGGAAGTGACTTTCATTGCATGAAAACCAAAAAGGTAAATCGGAGTATTATTACTTGTTGAATCCTGGACATCGACATAATGATCTTTAGCCTGTGCTAGACCTGCTTTGCTGTATACAAGAGCTTCTGCATTCTGCATATCTACAGGGAAGATTTCCACTGTCAGCGTAGCAGTTCCATTTGCAGGATGAATGACGATAAGGCCAACCATTTTTCCGTTAGCCTCAAAATTTTCAACTTGGATTGTTTCACCATTAGCAATTACTAATTCAATAGCACTACCTCTGAAACCTCTAGCAACATGAACGTTCTCGTCTTTTGCACGTCTATCTACATTATATTTTGAACCATATGCCATTTATCTCACCTATTTTGCTGTGATCTTAGTACGGATAGAAAAACCATCAAGATCTGTCGTGTTTGTTTCTTCTGTCGTACCATTGTACGCTAGGATTTTACCAGAAGTGTATTTGAAATTATATCCAAGTACTGGTTCAAATTCAACCATTATGATTGTATTCACACTAAGAGCAGCAGCAAGATCCAGCGTATCACCGCCCGTTGCATATGAGCTAGACATAGTGATATCACGGATATATTCTTGTAGCAACCCTACATGGTTCTTTCTTGGAATACCATCAACAGTTGCAATTGTTGCATTTCCCATTATTCACTCACTGTATCCTCTACAGGCTCAACTTTCTCAGCCTCGGCTTTAGCTTTCTCAGCCTCAACTATCTTTGCATATTTGCCCTGACTTTCTTTCAGTAGTCTCTGTATTGCAGGTGTTGACAGGTCTATTTTCCTATCAACGACATGCCTTTTCTTATATTCTTTAGGAATTTTTGCATGCATTGATAGAAATGGGAATTGTTCTCTCTTACTATAGAAATATAGTATATCCTGTGGATGTGAGATTGCAACAACATTACCCTGATCAAATCTGTATCCTCCGAATTTCTTCGCGTATAAAGATCTTCCAGAATGCTCATAAGAACTTTTACCTATTAATGCTAGGTATAATTTCTTAGGCATTGCTGATCCTTTTTCTTTCTTTACTTTACTCATCTGTGATATCCTCCTCTAGATCGAGGCTTTTACCCTCTGTGTTGACTGCTTCTAGCCATATATCGACTAGTTCTCTTTTCTTGATTCTTCTTTTTGGAGCAGCCCATCCAAATTTTTCATTCAATGCATCAAATATATCTTGTCTTGTTACTGCATCATAATTTGTTTCGGGATTAATCCCATTGATAGCGAATCTTACATCCATTGCTGTTATTTCCTGAGTTGGAGATTTGAGGGTAAGTTGTAAATCTCTTTTTCCAGGAAACTCGCGTAGGACAAATCTAATATCTGTCCACATCGGTTCGCATGTCTTTCCACCTTTATCCAGCGGTGTATCGCCTAGCGTACGCACAGATAATAAAAGCCATTCATTTCGATCAGTTCGCTTTGGATTGAATTTTCTATGACCACTTCTTAGAAGCCAATCATAGAATGCTACGCCACCAACGTAGCGTACCCATATTTTCAATTTGCAGGAATAATCTTTTGGATCCTTCAATATCCCTTCAAGGTCTTTTTCAAACATCTTTCTGAAATCAGCTTCTTTCTTTCCATACTGATTTTTCCAGTCGTTATCATTGCGGAGTGAACCTTTCATTTGCATTGCCATAATACCACCTATTGGAAATCTCTACATTGGAAATTGGCTCTTGGATTGTTACATCCAATCTCACCAATACTGAGCAAAGCTTCCTTGCTCTTGAATGCATCTAGATCAATATAATCTGAGGATGCAAATAATGTGGTGGGTAGAAGATCTTTGTAGTAAGTTCCTACTTTAGTATCAAGATAGATACCGTAGATTCGCTCAAGAGTATCAGTTGTTACAGCAGTTGATTCAATGATTGGAATATCTCTGTATGATGCAAGACCGAAGCCACCATCATTTTTGAGACCATCAACATTTCTTAGGCCCTTAAATCCTGATGCATATTTGCTAGGATTCACATTCTGGAATCTCTGTTTTGCTCCTTCTTCCTCAGACATTCTTTCAACCATATTTGGTCCAGTGATAAGAACTAACTGACCACCATAAAGTGATCCTGTTCTGTATCTTCTGGTTGCTGCAAGTGCTGTATCAACAATATCAAATGAGAAATCACGATCAACATTTGAATTGTGATTGACATAGGGATCAAGATCTGTTGAGCTGTCTTTGGTAATTCCGAAGATATCCTCGTCATTTGCATCATAAGATACTGCGGTTGTGAGTGCAGTTGTTGCAGTTAATCTGTCCAGAGATTCTGTATTGACATCTGCAAGTGTATCATAATCCTGAAGAAGATATGTCTCAATATCTCTCATGTGTTCCTGTTCGATAAGTGGCCTCTGAGATTCAAGTGGTGGAATATTATCATCACCTGTTTTTGCAAGTAATATTGCCTTGAGAGATGCTTCATATGTGTGAATAATCTCTTTTGGAGTATTACTGTATTTCTCAGGCCCCTGGAAATCGGTATCAGGAAGTACTGCACCTTCAGTATGTCCTCCACCTGTTGCATGTCTTGCTACTGCATAATTCCATCCAGATCTATCCCATGGTGCATGAGGTAGGATGTCATATACATTATGGCTAAGGTCCTGTGTCTGATGTAATTGTGCTCCGTAGGTAATATTTGCAAAACCTGCGGTGTCTGTCAGCATAGGATCATCTGTTTTTTTCAGCCATGACATATAGGCCCCATCAGTATTTGGGAAATATGTTGCTAGCAGATCATCAATTGTATTGAAATTAAGTGATCTGCTCTTAATTTGACTAGTTGCATTAAGATATTCTTTTCTCTTTTTATCCATGATACCGACATATTTTATTACGTCACCTAGCATTGCTTCTGATAATTCAGTTACTCTTGGCATTATATTATCACCTTTTCCATTTTACCACCATTCACCTGAATTGCGATAACCTCAGCATTTGTTGCTATTCTTCCCTTAATTTTATGGGAATATGCATTTATTACCTCGAGACCAGGAATACTGATTTCCTTTTCTTTTTCACCTGGTTTTACTCCACCTGCATTTGATTCAGGAGTATTGGTCTTTTGTAATCCAAATGCTTCAGGATCAGCTTTGATTAATTCCTGATAAGCCTGTACCTGTTCCTTTTTGGTAAGAGCAGCAGGTATTGCTGATTTGGTTTTGATTTTTACACCATCACCGAAATGAGATTGCAATCTTTTCTGAGCTTCTGACATTTCCTCTTCTTTGGCCATTTTTCTGAATTGATCGGAATCATCCATTAGTTGTATGAGTTGTTCATCTTGAACCAGGGTATAACCTTCTTTACTCATTTTTTTCATATCGGATCCATAAGATTCTCCACATTTTGGACAGGTCATCTTTTCCTTTTTCTTTGAATCCTTCTCATCTTTCTCATCATTATCTTCCATCTTAGTTTTCTCATCTTCAATGGGAGGGTTTTCATCTTCTTTCATTTTTGTTTTTAACTCCAGATTTTCTTTCTCTAGTTCAGTTATTTTAGTATCCTTGGTTTTTACCTCAGATACAGTACCACCGCAATCAGGCATTTTTTTAACATCCTTTTTCATTTTTGTTAGTACAACCGAATATGGTTTGGATTGTTGGCCATCCTCTGCAAGCGTTACGCTCCAGAATTTAGTACCCATAACTTCCTTACCACAATTACCCTCAACATCACATACATTTGAATGTTTTTTGGTTTTTCCAACACCGCGTAGCGATACTACGTTGAGCGTACCATTTTGACATAATTTCCAAACTACATCATCTAACGCTGGTGTATCGGTGTACATTTTAGATTCACCATAAATACACGCTACATCCTGATTAACATCAGAATTAAGTCGCTCTTTCATTTTTGGGAATCTCTCAGCCACCTCACCAATAGTTGTTTTCTCTAGATGATAGACTTTTCCATTAATAGTATCTGTATGCAGAAGCGTAAGAGATACGCCACGCTCAGAACTAAGCATGTCAGGAATAAGTTTGGCTACGCTATCAATATTATCGATCTCTCCATCATCATCCACATGTGCAGATGTAACAATGAAGTGAAGGATCCTATCTTTAGCTTTTTTCTCAAAAAAATCCATGTCCATTACAATACCAGGAACATTGAAAATATCCTCAAAATGTTTGGATAATTTACGATGTTCAGGTGTATGCTGAACTAGATATTTCAAATCGGTTGCCATTCTCATAAATAATTAAGCATCAAGTATTTAAATACTAATTATAATTGGTTGGACCTTGCATTTCGCAGACCATCTCAATTCCAAAAGCTGCAAAATCTTCAGGTATGATAAACCATATTTCATTATTTTTCATATCAATTGGTTTTCCTTTATTAAATTTCTCTACTGTTATTCTTGCACTCATTATAGTATTTTTTGTTGCTAGCTTATCTTGATCCAAATGACCGTCAATTCCTGCATATCTTTTAAAATCAGAATTTTTTTTGAATTCAAATAAATTTATTGTTTTTTCTGAAGTATTCGCATCAATCATTCCTATTTTTATATCCACTTTCAAACCTGTTCCTAATGCATCTTGATCCATGAATTTCACCCATGATGCTGCGTTTTCTACCCATGTTAATTGAAAATTTAATCGTGTAAGATCGCTACCTCCAATTTTTTGAGTAAAACCCTGCCATTTTATTGTCTGTGCGGATACACGTAAATCTACTGTTTCTGAAATCGGATAATTAGTCATCTATATATATTATACTATTATATTTTTAAACTAGAAAGCACTATTTTTCACAGCATCATTCCATATTCTAGGAGCCTCACGCAATCCTTTCTCAACCGCAGATCGTAGGAATGGTCGCTCACGCAATCCTGTTTTCTCAATAGTCTTTGCAATTGCCCATGCTACTTTTTCAGGTTTTGGAATTCCCACACGTCTAGCCCATGCGATAAGCGGTGCAATCGGTGGTCGGTGTCCTGGATCAGTTCCAAACTCAACTGCCAATGCATAGTCTTTTGATTCAGGCCCTCCAAATCCAACTATTACTTTATTTTTCTCATGTTTCGATGTACCTGAATTAGCAAGTGCTCCCGAATCAAATGCTTTTGTACTCGGTTCGAATTCTAGATTACGCTGTGCATCGGATAATATAAAATCAGCTAGATCTTGAAGATAAGTATCAACTATTTTTTGTTGCATTTTTTTTGCAGCAGATATATAATTATTCAAATCTGATGTGTCAAATTCTATCTTTATCTCAACGCCCATATTATATCACCTTTATCCAACATTTGAAATGATCCTTTAGCATTATATCAGGATCATTTGTTATTATTTTACCGAAACAGACAGTACAAATGAATGTTTCAGGTTTTATTATTTTTCTAGATGTTATTTCTAAACTTTTCAAACAGCTCGCCTCGGTCCAGACCTGCAATTATAATGAGGATTAAGAGGTCGTTGAATAAAATCAGGAAACCATTTACCACCGCTGAAAGCTACTATTTCAAGTAATCTCTTCATCGGTACACCTCGTTTATTTGCTGCTTTTGCCTCTGCAGTGACAGTTGCATCTATCTCTATACAGCATTCAGTTACTCTGGAATCATGACCACGCCCCCATGTATAAACATACTTTCCTTCAGGATCCCGTTTATCCCATTCTGTCATCCTTGCATTATTACGGAAAAACTGTGTCTCAGTTCTTGCAAGCGTCTGGAATTTGCTAAGTTCAGCATTTGCTATATTTGTAACTACTTCTTTAAATGGTATTTTATTTGTGATAATCATCTGTCGTAATGCAGGCAATTGTGATAATTTACCGTAAAGACGCTCAGATAACCGTAAAATTCCGCTCTTAATATTTGCATTTGATATTAATTTTTGGAATTCTAGAAATATCTCAGTCTCGGGGATTTTTCTTGATGATCCCTCAACCAATCCGCGTTTGAATACTTTGAACATATGCTGTTCCATTTTACTATGCAATTCAGTGTATAATGAATTATTTATCTCGCGGATAGCATCGTTGAATTCGGTTGGATCCTTGATTGTAATCAATGGTTCTACTATTGCATCATTCCAGTAGCCTGATATCTCGCGTACTATCTGTGAACTAAAACTCTGTGACATATTATCCCTCTATCTTTAATTCCTTCCAGTAATAAGGATCATAGTAAATATAGTAAGTATCATCCAGTACGATTATATCTCCTATGGAAAAAAGACCAAACGTTACAGTCTTTTCCTTATCATAGAGTATACTCAGAATATCATTAATATTCCTATATTTTATTTCCTCATCAATATCACCTGAATGTGAATAAGTCTCATCAAATTCAGATTGTGATATTGTATCTAGTTTTCTTAGAATTATCTTTTGTTGTAATTCTGTGCTCTCTTCGCGATTTAATTGATATACTTCTATCATAATTTATACCTCCACTGGATATCCTGCACCACCATGATATCGGTGGCGTGGTTTCAGACCGAATAATACCTGCATTGTATCCTGCCATTTACTACCATGACCTTCTGTGAAATGTTTTAGTTTATTGGATTCAAACCATTCTCTTGTGAATTGTTTGCTGTATTCATTCATTTTATCAGCGATCAGCGTTGCTTCGAAACTATGCCATTCCAATGATTCATATTCTCGATGCATGGTCCAATAATCAGGAGCTGTACCCATGTGATCCATGAAATGTGCAATCTCATGTCTGATAGTTTCTTGAATACTAGTTGGATCTTTTTTGAATAATTCCATATTCAATGCAATTGTTCTACCTGCGAAATCAGAATATCCAAAAGATCTTGCATTAATTCCAGGAGGATCAAATTCTAGAATTATCTCAGGCATTCTATATTTACCTATATTCAATCTTTCTCTAGCCCATTCGACTTCTCCATCAAATAATTTTTTGATTGCTTTTGTATCATTCTCATCAACCATTCTTCTGAGTTCGGTTTTTTTCTCATATTCCTTCATTTTATTATGTTTATAATATTTCCAAAGCTCACCATCTTTGCGTATCTTTCCACGTTTGAGGACCTTCAATCGCTCTGAATTCTCATCAACGAATTTCTTACTCTCATCATATTTGCTAAGTTTATCCTCATAATCTTTCAGATTGTTAACACTTATTGCTAATAATTCGCTGAAGGTTTCAAGACCTTCCTCATCTGTTAATTCTGCAAAATCTGGATCTATCTCAACCCATGATTTATTCTTTATCACTCGTTCATATGTGGCTATTTCTTTCTTCTCAAATTCAACACGGTTCTCATAAAAATCTTTGTTGTTTGCAATAGTTTTTGCTTCCTTCATCTGCGTTCCAAGAACATCGTATTGATCAGCAATATCATAATCTGGATATCTTCTTCGATCTTGATATACCTCAATATCTCGTTTGAGCGAATTTATCTCAGTCTCAATATCTAGTACTTCATAATCCATATCATACAGCTCTGTTCGCAGTGCTACTATCTGATCTGATATCTCGTCATTATTCCATCGATCAGGATCATTTCTTAATTTATTTGCTTGCTTGACTTTCGTTTTTATATCTTTATTTATCTGTTTGACTTTCTTATCCTTGATAGCTATTTCAACTCTAGTCTCTTTTATCTGACCACGCATATCCTGTTTTACATCGCGTCGGTAATCTGGTAATAATTTTTTAGGTTTTTTTTTGTCATCTGCAACAGAATCAACAGATCCTGCATCTTTTCCCTGTTCGACTGCTTGCTTCTCCTCAGTGGACATATTCTCAAGTACTTCTTTCGGAATGAATTTACCACCTGCATAGAATTTACCCTGGATTGTGACACCTCCTTTCGGTGCTCTTAATTGTGCTTTCATCTGTAATTCATCTTCATAAACAATTTCAAGTATTTTGGTTTTTGGCTTGACTATCGCAGCAGTAACCATTTCCTGTTTTCTCTTATCGAGTACATATTTACGGTGATTACCATCGAGTAAATTATAGTTAATATCCATTATTAGAGGATCCATCTCTGTTGCTTCTGATAGATAATATATGATTGTTCCCGCACGCACGCGAGGCGATCCGTTCTCAATATCCTCCTCTTTGATCTCAAAATCAGGATGTGATTTTATCTCGCTAAGATGTATAATTCTGAACTCAACTAGTTCATAATCATCCTTCCATTCCCAATCAGGATAAGTTTCTAGAAAATCATAAGGTTCTTTCATTTTCTTAAGTGCAACATCTGGAGTTTTGGGTGCTCCCTGTAATCCATCTGAACTTTTAGGCTGATCGCTAGTTTCAGATCCTTCTTCCAATGCAGGTACATCCTCATTCATTATCTGATATCCCGCAGCATTCTCCTCTTCAAATAATGCTTTATATGGATCATCTTCGGGCATATCTTTCTTTGCAATTATCTGTAAATCATGATTAGAATCGAGTTTATTATCATATCCAAGTCGCAACATTTGTTCAGCATAACCTGCAACTTTTATCTTGTAATCTAGTTCAGCTACTTTATCCTGTTCCTCATTCGGTGCTAATCTAATTATCCAATCAGTAAGATTAAGTAAGTTTGATATTGGAGTTAGAAAATTACGGTTAATATATTGCTGTGCTTTGCTTACTGCACGGTTAGTAACGGTGAATTGTAAGCCCTCATTATTAAGACCACCACCTGCGGAAACATCTGCCTGCATGATAGGAGATACACCATAGAATGCTGACATTCTACCTCTTGCCTCATCACGCGTGGGTATGAATTCCATCTCTCGAGGTGTGGTATCAAATCGAACAAATTCAGGTTTTGCAGTTCCGTCTGGAGAATAAGGTAATACACCGATAGCGAATGGATCCATCTGTAATTCCTTACGCATTCTTTTTGTTTCTTTCCAAACATCTTCCCAGGATTTCGTAGTTGGTAATAATAAATATCCTGGAGTTTTATGATAATTCACATCGTCATAGTAATCAGACATATATTTCATCTGATTAGTAGTGAGCGATAATTCATATTGTAATGTGATTGCGGGGGGATATCCATTCAATGCTGATGGTCTGTGAAGTGATCCATGTAATACCTCATTTGTGATATATCTTTGGATTATAGTCTGCGTACCTGGATGATATCGTACTGCAATAACAGGATATAGTATATTACCGCATCCATCAACATCGCAGAATGTTCCTGGCTCTTTTGCTATATGACCTCTATGCTCAACGCATGTCCATTCATATTTACCTATTTTATTAAATTTATCAACAGACCATGCCATATTTGCAGGATGAATAACCCATAATTCCTGCGGTGTTGTTGCCATAATATAGCCTTTATTGAGTATATATTCATTCTCAATCACCCACCAGCCATCATCCACGATATCAGTGAATTCAAGCGTCATCTCAATGAGATCAAACAGATTCTGACGGTTATTATTTACTTTGAAATCTTCCTCAATCCATGATTCTGCGAATTCTTTCTCCTTCTCATCAGGCAGAATGAAAGCAATATCTTCCTCAGTATTACCGCAGTTATCGCATTCTTCCATGATCTGATCATAATCAATCTCACATGCTGGACATTTGCTTGCAAATACTGATACTAATTCGAGGCCATTACGCGTCAGTTCCTGCTTTCTTGCCTGTAACATAGGTCGCGAGGTTGAATTACCAAGCATATTATTAATAAAGAAATCATATGCTTCAGGTGGAAATGTAATTACCTCGCCACCGCTTGTACTGTATGTCTGTCGGTAGCTTATAGGATTTATCAGCGTCTGCGTTTTCTGCTGCATATCAATGAGATCGAGGATCTGTGATGATAGCGAACTTTTTCGGGCTACGCTCTGCTCTAATTCTATTATTCTATTGTTATTAGCTATAAGATGATTGTCTAATTGACTTCCACCAAAAAAGCGTGTTAATCTACCTCGGAATCCTTTATTGATGACAGACATTATTCAAAAGTAATATGCGGGGCGATATATAACTACGGATAATTTACCGTTTCCAACGGATCAATGTCTATATCTTCTCGACTTGGCAAGCTTTTTCTTGCGTTGTCTTTCTATTCGTTCCATTGCAGGATCATCGAGTTCTGTATTTGTACCATATCCATACTGCCCTCTCTGGAAATGATCTCTAGCAATTCTGGACATCCACCAGGCGATTGTTGTATCATCATTCTTTGCTTTTGATTTATATTCCATCTTATCAATCTGTAATTGCCATCCTTTGAGTTCATGCACAAATTTAGACATCTCATCAACACTGTATGAATTTCCCCATGGAATAATAAATCTGTTATCTCGGAAAGGTTTATCCAGTCCTGGGATCCCGATTACTGCCTGATGTTTTTCACCTCCTGTATTATATTCTTTAACATGCCGACCTGCTTTTCTGAGCGTATTACCGAACATACGTTGGAACCCTACTTCCTCAGCAACTGTATAGCTGAGATAATCCTGCCATTCATCCATCACGGATAATAATTTGTACTCGATATAATCCTCTACCTCTCCTTTTTTACCGAAATCCTCTGATTTACCGTAGTTAAGATCTGCACCCTGAAATCGGATCATATCAAGTGGAATCTCCCATCCCTCTTTTGTGAATTCTGTCAGGAAGAATACATTGTAATCTGCTGATTTGGATATGGATATTGCAAAATCAATACCGAGCGTTACTATGGATCCCTCAGCAGGAGTTCTTCGTAGTTTGTAATCCTTTCCGCGTTCTTTTGCACGCTCAATCCAATCATGACGGAATAATGCAAGCTGTTCATTTATTGTTTTCAATAAATATTCCTTATCATAGAATAATTTTCCCAGAATATCAAACTGCTCAAGATGATAAGATATTGGTCGTTTGCGTTCCCACAGTACGCGAGGTTTTGGTAATTTTATTCGCCGAATGATTAATTCAATCATTTTCTGTGTTACATTGAATTCTCCATTTTTAATCATCTCATCCTCAATAGCGTAGAATTCTCCGCTCTCAATCATCTGTGATTTGATATCAATAAACTCATCTGCATAATCATCCCAGATAGGAATATCATCTGCAATAATACCTGTGTATTCTCCACCACGGAATAATCCTTTTGCTATCTCTCCATTCCTGATTTTATCAAGTGGATCGCCCTCCTCAACAACAGTTCCGATATATAGTATCTGTGCATTCTTACCCTCGAGGTTAGGTGTACGCGTACCAAATATCGCAGATCTCAGAATATTCTCAGCAGTTGCAATACTCATACTCATTCGCTCATTTATAATATCATCAAGCGTGATACGGTCTGTATGTTTCATACGTATAGATCCACCCATGGACCGCCCGACAGATGCAGATGAGTTATGTTTACCATTTGGCATAACTCCCTTTAGTGCAATATTAGCTTTTGAACTAGTTGCAAAATCCAGTCCAAGGTCCAGATTCTCACTTACATGTACCAGCATGCCTTTGAGGCCACCGTTACCGTCAAGACCTGTATGCCATTCAATCGCCTGTTCTTTGGAATATGATACCTGAAGATTGGTGAATGATCGTTTTTTACCTATCATTGGATATCGTGTCATATCATAGGCATTTGCTGTTTGTGTCCATGTGGTTTTGAGATGTCCACGTGAACATGCCTCATATATACTATTATAAGTTTTAATATGATAATTCCATTTGCCATGTAAGTGAGAATCATGTTTCAGACATAAGCTAGGATCCATACACGTCTGCATATCATTACCCATGACATGCCATTGGAAATAAGGAAGCGATGAAAATGCGAATTCACGGTGTGCAGTCAGTGCAGATCCTGATATCGGCTCTTTGATGAGTGCAGGTGCAGGTGGTTCATACACCATATATGTAGATTAGATTTATAATTCTAAAAGCAATTTAAACAAAATTATATTTTAGTTTAATTTAGTATTTAATAGCATAGAATTATATTTAATATATATGATGGAAATTAACCGTTTAAATTGCATAAATTGTAAAAAAACAGATGTGCGATATACAGTGCAGTTTATTATCTGTAATCGATGCGGTGAATGTCTGGACAGGATCTATGAGACAGATCTGTATGAACCGAGTTTCAAGGAGGTAAGCGAGTTCAGCCAACCATTATTGCAGGATAATCTGAAATCAGTTACAGTGATTGAGAATCTATTATCCTGGTCTAAGCTAGATATAACGCTCAGGACCAAACAACAACTGATAGCATATACTAGTATATTGAAAGAACAATTGAGAATAAATAGTATAACTTATCCGAGCGAATATTTTCTAGCAGGTTGTATTGTGTTTTCGAGGAAATTTGATATAGATGCAAATATAGCATTAGAGCATCTGAGTTCTGATTATACAAAGAAGCATGGTGAGATGATCAGAATTGCATCTGAAATTGAGCAGAGCATCAGTGCTAATAGTAAAAATACAATTGAAAATCTCATACTATATGATACAACTGAATTAAATAATGAAACAATTGATTATATTGATCGGTATCTAGATGATTACTGGAAGATCAAAATAAATCAGGTATTGAAGATTCAGAAAAATGGTAAATTAAAAACTGAGAGAGAAATTTTAAGGAAAGCAAAAGTATCAGCAAGCAGTTATTACAGAGCAAAGAAAAGAATTATGGATGGACCAACTAAGAAGAAATCGAGATCTATAATAACTGATGAGATAGGAGAGCGGATTAAACGGTTTCATGCGAAAGGATTTGTTGTGAGAGATATTCAGGTTGAACTTGCTATTGAAACACGATTGGAGGGAAATATGATTAATATCCATTTCAATACTATTGCAAGATATCTGAGTGATGTTAGATAGCGATTACCAATCGCTGTCGCGTTGGAATGTGCCTCGGTACTGTAATATGATTATCCATACAAGTATTATTCAGCGAATATTTAATGTAAATTTATTAGTGAATAATCATCAGTGTACTGACAAAGTGTACTAATACTTATATATCACCAATCAATGTATATTATTGTGACACCTACAATGAACACCGAGAATAAACTAAAGGAATATCTAACTGAACTCAAAATAGAGGAAAAAGTAACACAAGACAAAGTAAACAATCCAGTATGGCATCCAGGTAAAAGCGAATTAATATTAGCAATGAATGAAGGAAAATTGGTACATATTAAAAGAGTAATCGGGAAGTTAGAAAAAATACTAAAGTAGTTTCCTAGGGCTTAGTGTGGGTGCAATTCCCATAATACTAATGGTGGCGATCTTAAACGCGAGGAATTATAGAATGGCAATGTTTGAACCAATAAAAATCAAATCAGAATCAGGAAAAGAATACAATGGATATTTCTGCACTGGATGCGAGACTAATATCTTCCAGTCACAGCAAGCAGATCATAGAGGTACATGCCATAAAGATATTCCTGTAAGGAAAAAGAAGAGTTCTTATTTTTGCAGAGAATGTAATGAATTCAGATCAGCAGAGCATGTATATGTGCATAACGGATAGTACAATGGTTTATGTGGGTTCGGTTCCCATAGTACTGATACTGGCGAGTTACGCAGGAGACAAAACAATGATAGAAATAACTAGAATAAACAGAACCACAGTGTATAATGTTAATAATGAAGCTCATCCATATTATGCAGAGACAATTGCTATTGCTAAAGAAGGTGAAAAGGTGAAAAAATATATGGTAATACTTGATTATATGGAAGATGGATCTGTACGCGGTATTAGTGAACTTGTTCAGATCATGGCATCTAGATTCCAAAAAAGTTTGTTTGAGGTTCCAAAACATTACATCAATCAAATTAATTATGACCAGGATAAATATACATTCGGTGAGATCAATGAATATCCAGATAAAGATGTATTGGATTGTTGGCTCAAAACTTGCAAAGCAAAAACAATTACTTGGACCAGAGATAAAGATGCAATGACATTAGATGGGATCTGTTCTACATGTACATTTGTGTATATGGTAGGTGGAACTATTAGTGAACCTGGTATGACATGCAGCAAAGAACAATATGAAAAAATTAAAAGTATAAATAAACAATAAAGTCTAAATCAATTAATATAATCAATTTAGTTATTTATTATAATATGAAAAATCCTTTTAAGAGGGAAAAACCACCTTCACAAATTGAATTAGATAATAAAAATAAAGAAATAAAACTTCTCAAAGATGAATTAGTCTATGAGGAAAGAAGATATAAACTATTATCATGGGAAATGTCAGTACAGAAAAAAGAAGAATGGAGATCGTTTTATGAGTGAATATCGGGAAATCCAAGAGAAATAGTCTAAATCAATTAATATAATCAGAATACAATAATAATATGCAGTCAGGATAATTCCAATAGGTCAGATCAACCAGCTTGGCAACGAGTATAGTTATCCTTTCCGCACGATCACGTTAGCAGGCCTCGTGCACAGATATCTGAGGATATCGATATAGAGGCGTGATCACTTTTTTTATATTTTTACAAAATGATATAAATCTATTAATATATTGGATTCAAGTATTTACTAGTAACATGAAATTCGAAGAAATTTTAATGGAATTGAAAGATGATACGAACGATGATGTGAAAGCATATCGTAAGGGCTGGAATGGAATTGAAGCTGGAATTGATATGTATATATATCTAGTAAGAGGTGCAGAGATAGATGCAGGTCGTAATGGAATACTTAGTCCTGATCCATTCTTTATATTCCATCATTCAAAAAATGATACCGATAATATCTGGATACCTTCTATATGGGACATAATGGTAGAAGATTGGGAAATCCGCAAAAATTAAAAGTGCTGAAATAAATATGATATTAGACCATATTCATAAAATGATACAAATCAAAAATACCACTATACCTTTTGAAGATAGAGAATTCGAATATGAACAATTTCATTGTGTGACAACTGATTGTGATTATCATGAATTTAAATATCTCAGGCATGATGAAGTAAAAAATAAATTAAAAGTGAACAGCTAGTAAATACCTGAAATTCCCACCGATAGAAAATTGATTTAATAGTTTGACACGTTATAGATGCAATGTTCACTTTTTAGTTACCCTATCATTTTTTGTCATAGCATTTTTTATGATATACTTTTGTAAACCAATCGGCCTCATCTTTCTCAATTATTATTTCTGGAATATCTTCACAGCATACTTCACATACAGCAACTTCAATATCACTCATACCGATCAGGTCCCACCTGTGGTATAAAAACCAGGTATCCAATCTTCAGGTTTAGATTCAATGTCTAATTTTCGGCCACAATAAGGACAGAATTTAATCGCCTCACGTCTTTCAGGATGATAGAATTCCCATCGCTTATCAGCAGGAAAATATACAATACCTACTTCCTGTTCGGATCCCTCATCGCATTCATGATCACTCATTCTTTATTGCTCCTGACACTGATAAAAAATTCACTGAAATCCTCATCTGGAAAATCCATCTCATTATCCCATACAGGATCTCGATCTATACCTACGATATCTTCTCGTTCAAATATTCCTAATAGTCCTCTGATTATTCTTTTCCACAACGGTAAAGGTGCGACCAATCTATCCATACTTTCATATAAGAGTACATTAGTATTTATCTTAATTTCATTAGCATAATATGTTCTCATGAATTTAGCATCAAATACATGGATACCAAATAGCTGAGACAATGGAGAAGGAAAGAAAACGGGTTCACATCCATGTAACATTGCAATAGGTGCTCCATATGGAATAATTCCACCCACATGTAATTTAGGAATACCTGATAATTTTCTACTATCCATACTTTTTTTACTAGCAATACATTCATCACAAATATTTCTATCGCCATCTACTGTTTTTGTAAGAAGCAATTCATATTGGCCACATCCAGAACAATTTCCTTTATGTACAGTCATTCTTCTTCCTCCAGTATTTCAGGATTTATCTTAAAAAATGGAGATTTAAGATCATAAAGATTGGGGCCCTTTTGGATTAGTTCAGCTTCTTCCAATCTACGTAGAGTGTATCTTAATGATTTAGTAGGAATTGACATTTCATTTATCAATTCTCGCTGTGTCTTTTTCCCATGCTCTGATAAATAGTCTAGTATCTTCTTTGCACTATTAGGTAAATTGTGTAAAATAAAAATGTATTTTGTTTTAATATTCATTGTGTGGACCTCCATACTGTTGCAATAATATATGTCCAGATAGTAACATTGGAAATTATAAAGACTGTCCAGAATCCTAGTTTATGTTTATTATTATATAATAATTTATATTTTTCATTGTCATGTTTCTTATTATACGCTCTCATTTCACATACACCACAGTTTTCAGCATCTATATGATTTAATAATATATTATGACCATACCTTAATTTATGAAAAAAATTAATTAGTTTATGTCTATTCATCAGTATCATTCTCCATACTCCATTCAAACTCGCATTGATATTCCTCTGCAATCTTATTGGAAGCACTTTTACAGATTATAGAAAATTGGAACTCTTCATAAACTAAATATAGATCAGCAGTATGATTGTTGCTTCGACCACTCGTACTATGATAGTCACTTGCAGCTTTAAATTCTTTGATTATAAGATTACATTCCAATTGATTCTCATTAAGAGCAAATTCTTCAAACATATAATCTATTGTTTTCTTCAAATCTTTAACTGATGAAAAATAATCTTCTTTTGAAATATCATCAGTAATCAGTACATCATATAATGTGTTTAATTTGGTCTTTAAATCCTCTGTATAAAGTCCCTTGTTTTTAACTGCGAATAGTAGACCTTCATCATTAAGGCCACCTTTCTTCGATATATCTTCAGGTCTAATCTTAACCACTCTTCCAGAATTCTTCCATGGTTCTTTGGGTAGTATTTCATAAGCAGTAAAAGATTGTGACCTTATAGCATCAAATCTTTTTTGACGTTCTTCGCGTGTCCAAGTTTTAAAATCAGCATCATATCTGTATAGAATACGATGGACCAATTTTGTTAATTTCCTTGTAAAATAATTCATTGTGTTTCCTCCTGGTGGCAGTTGCAATCACATAAATCTGAATCTAATGTGCATTCATCGTGTAATTTATCCCTACATGCTTCAGAGATAAAACCATTATCAATTATGCTCATAATAATTCTCCCTCGAATAATTCATCTTTCAAATCTCTGATCATACCCACTGGTTTATTCTTAATACTGAAATTAAAATTTTCAATAGCAGTAAGATGCACTGCATTCACCAGATAGATCCTACCGAGAGTATCTTGTAATGTGGGTGCAAGAATAACGGGAGATCCCATAAGATAAAAGGTGTTATCCTTGGCAGTTACAAGCTTTGATACTCTTGTGACATAGAATAATACCTCTACATCCATTAACCAGAAGAATTGTTTAGCTCCTTCAGCTCTATTCATTCTATCATACATTGCTATCAGTAAAGACATATTAATATCTCTATCGCGTTCGCTGTTATGATCAATATATCCAATATTCTTCTGATTCACGATTTGATCTATGAAATCAGGATCAGTGAATATAAATTTTAGTTTAAGTAATTCATCTATTAACATTTTAATCCAGACCTACCCCGAAAAGACTTGGTATAATTTTTTCAAGAAACATTTTTACAATTCCATTACGACATTCTTCCAATTTATTTTGAATTATTATTTGTCGTTCAAGTGGATCTAAATCTATTTTAATTGCTTCAGTAGGAACAGCAGTTAATCTTTCAAATTCGACAAACTCATCTTTTTCAAGATATTCTTTAGCAAATTCAATAGCCTGTTCATTATTAAATTCTTTTTCTTTACTCATTGTTTTTCCTCACGTTAAACAAATATCCTAGTAATAATATATAAAGAAATTTAGATGAAAATATATAATTATATAATTTTTATAAAAAAAGAGAAAATTTATCGGGTGCATCTATGTCTTTCTATATTCGGTCGGCCTAAGCCCATCCAATCCTGCCCGTGTGTAGATATCCGCTGAGCGAATACCTGACAGGATATTATCGTTAACCGACTTCCGTAAAAGCCAATTCGGTCCAACATAGTTAACAGCACCCTTCAGAGGGCATCGTAAATGGGAATATTATAAAAGAGACCAATCCATAATAATATTCCCGACACAGGATACAGCCATTAATAGCCGCTTGCCTATGTATCATTGGTTCGTAAACCAAGCAGATATATTATCTTACTTGAAGATATATAAAAATATAATTAAACTAAATTGGAATATTGAAAAAATTGATACTAGTTTCAGTATCCGATTCATAGATCTTATTTTATTATCCTGGACAAGCAGCGTATCAGTCAGATATTTAATGCTATCATTCATCAGATTTGTGGTCTCAATATTACCCGCACTAAATTCATTATAATTTGCTAGTAATTTAGCATACTCCTCCTGTGTAACATAAGGGCTGAAATTACTCATAACCGCACCACCGAGGGTTGATCGCTCTCCTCCTTAACGCCCTTCATGATCTCTGTGATAATCGCATCTGATTCAGTAGTATCCTCACTGGAATTATCAAGTAATGCTGTTACCTCAGCCATTTTACCAGGTGTTGTCTCAACTATCAGCTTTGCAAGATACTCGATTTTACTCTGCTGTTCATCGATTGTCTCGGTTGCAGCTTGCGTATGAAGCGTACCCCACTGAGTAATATTATCTGTGATCATATCGCGTAGCTTACCTGCTTTCTTATCAGTGATAGATGCATATAGACCACGCATTTTGTAATCATCCTCTGTTTCAGGTCTCAATACTTTACCAACGAATGTGCGGTATATACTCAGTTCATTGATAAATACGTATTTGGATGCATGTAGTAATAATTCCATCCAATCTTCAGTTTCTGGACCTCCGATCAGCGTCAGTTCATCCTGGATATGCCCTAGTAAATCATATCCTTCAGGATCCTTACCACCTTTCATTTTAGCAAGATCATTAGAATCGCCTATCTGTTTTGCAGTCTTTGTAACTTTCTTGATATGCTTCTTTTTGATATCCTTTCCCATGGATCCCGATGCAATGCGTTCCTTTAATCCACTCTCTTTCTTCTGTAATCTCCTACGCATATTATGCATAGCCTCGGTTGTAGTTCCGAGTATCTTTGCAACAACGATGTTAGAATGCGTTTTCTTGTTAAATCTCCAATTATAGAATAATTCCTTACCTTCTGGTTTTTTCTTGAATGAATTATCGCTTCTCAGCGTATTAAATTCCAATTCGACAAGTGCAGCGGTTAGCTCTGTCATATAATGTATCCTCTAACACTAACATTCTAACTAGTGTTAGTGTTAGTATCTAATGTTATTATGTCAGTTAATTTATAAGGACAATTTCCAAGTTCATGATCTGATAGGTATTTCAATTCTGGTTTATCACATTTCTTACAGATGAAAATATTATCATCAATACCCTGCAGACATAGAACTACCACGCGTGAGATTTTCCTTAATTTCTTATTACAGATATAGCATTCCTTATGATTGGGATTGTATGCGATATCGAGAACCCTGATCCAGTTGATACTGTTCATTACATACACCTCGCACTGCATTTATGCCAATCACCTTTGAAATGTCCACATCTGGAATCACCATGTTTATGAAATGTAATATTCCATAGTCTGATCAACCATAATTTTAGGATATTCAATTCAAAGAACTCCTTTTATACTTGCGGGCTTTAATACAATCATCCCATTCACATTCTAAAGTTGTTCTATCTTCTCCTGTGGCATCATAATCAGTCCAATCAAGACGACCACAATGTTTACAATAATATCTTTTCATCTGTTAATACTCCAGATAAATAAGACTAGATAAATAAGATCAATTATAATCAATAAAATAACAAGAGCATTTATTATTGATATGATTTTATTACTCATTTATCACTCACCTTCTTAAATCCCTTCACAATATCCTCCAGAAGTTCTATTATCTTTTCCTTCTCGATATATAGTTCTAGATCTTTAAATGTGATATCACCCATACCAATCTCTTTGATTATAATCTTCTGATCATCTATATCCAATATAACAGAATGAAGTCCTAATTTAATTTGTTTCACAGAAGTCATACAGGGTAACGCTCCTTTTCAGCTTTATCATATACTGAAGAGAATAATTTCTTGGCCCGTTCACTTACCTCAAAATTCGCTTTTTCCAGACTGGATACTGATCTGAATGATTTGATTGGTGTCGGTTCTTCCAGGACCTTTATTCGTTTGTATAACAGCGTAACTAGTTCATGCCATCCGAAACCACCTCTATGTTTAAAATCCTCAAAGTTCACGCCATCATGCTCCTTGTAATATTCTTCAAAGGCAACTTTTGCTATTTCCTCAGCAATATACTGTTTCTTATGTTTTCCCTCACTGCTATGTACTGGATACTTGCGAGGTAGTTTCCAGATATCATTCCATTTTATTACCATAATGATAACATCCATAATGCACATACAGCAAATATAATGAGTGCAATCATATCGCCTAGTATACCCCTTTTTCCTTTTTCAGGAATTTGATCGCTTGCATCCTGCCCACTTTCACCCCACTTGAATCCTATTTTATTACCATCACTGTACAGTTGTAAATCATCACTTGCACCTGCATAGAAACCTCTTCTGAATTTCGTTCCCTTTCTACAAAAACATGAATCTTTACATTGACCCATATGCCCCTTTAAAGCACGTGTCCGTTGTGATTTTGGAGGTTTACCTTTACTGAAGTTCTTTATTTTATTGCCGTCATCCATAGCCAGCATTCTAGTTGATGTATCCAATTCGAAAAGTTTCTCAGTATCAGTAAGCATTGGATCATCGGGCATATATTGCATATCTTTAGGAGTATCATGTAATTGAGGCCATGGATCACCAAGTAAAATAGGTACAGTATCAAATCCACCATCTTTAAGACCATGTTTAAATCTAGATTTGTATGATTCCTTAAGGAGTGGCCCAATACCAAATGGACTATTTTTTCTCAATTCTGCCATTTGTTCAGCTATTTTGTTTAATCTATCAATTTCACCATAAACAATCCCACAACTAGCACAGTTCCATTCCTTAGTATGGTATTGTGCTGGTAAATCCTTACAGCAGTAATCATATTTATCATTAGTCTGCTGATGATCGCAATGATCTCTTTGACAGACAATACACCTACGTCTAGGAGTAACAGGTATTTCTAGCTTCAGTCCACATTCAGTACACCAATTACTATCGGCATCATTGGATTGACCACAACCAGGACACCTCATTTTAACAGACTTCCCTGCATAATAATTCTCCTAATAAATGCTGTGAGAGTTATTGTTGTATCTCTAATACTGATATCTGTTATCAATCTCTGTGCAGCATTTGACATTATTGTACTTATTACTAGTTTTTGATGATCATACCATGGTAAATTAAATACAAGTGATAATTGAAAAGTCTCAAGATCAAAATTACGCCATTCATGCTCGATAATTTCAAAATCAAGTAATTTGTATTCATATTCTACTTTCTCATAGAATGCTTGCAATACGTCATCTATCCTCATTAATTTTATTTCTTCAATTGTTTTTTCTTCATTCATCTTTCATCAGCTCCTTCTCCACATACTCATTGCCTGTATCAGACAACACCAATCTATTCTTATCAATGTCAATCTTCATCATACCCATTTTTATTAATCCATCAATAGCCTCATCCAATTCTTTATCACTCTTTCCACTTGGCATGAATTTCATTATTTCCTTATAATTATCAAAACTCTTTAATTTTTTCATCTTAAGGATCCTCCTTTCCTATGAATACCTTCGCGTATTCTGGCCACCATCTTTCTTTAGTAACATCGCTCATCACGCTTGTATCATCTGTAAAATGATCATGAGCACACGGTTCGCAGAAATAAATAGTACAGTATAAACATCGTATCATTCTACTAATCAATCTCTTTGAACCACAAGGACAAGTAATAAATACTTTTAATAATCCTACTTCGTTAACTTCTTTTGATTGATTCACAATCTTCTGCAATATTTCAAGTCTATCCATTTTTAGCATTCTCCTCCAATTTTTTATAAAAATCATCTCTTATTTTGGATTTATATTCATCGAATCCTTCTATATAGGACCATTCAGCTTTTACTAGCTGATGCCCTCCTTCATCATCGCCGAAAACTTCTTCGCCTTTATGATTTCCATCACAATTTATGTTCTCACATTCAATCTCAGTATCTTCTATGGGAAACACAAATTTACATTTATTATCTGTTTTGGTGCATTCTTCAAAATCTATCACTGTACATACATTGAAACAATATGAACACTGAGTAATATGAGAAATTTCCATAGATGCTTCTTTTTTACAGCAATTACAGAGTTTCTTCTTTGTCATATTGATGGTTTCATAACTTATGATTATTGCCACTCCTTCAGGTAAGATTGCTCCAAGATTATCCATGATATCTTCTTTTTGATATGCACCAACTCTATGTATTGTCAAAGCGAGTAAATCTCCTGATTTCAGGTTTTCTTTTTGTATTTTTTTAATTAAACTATCCATTTTTCTGTGTCTCCTTTAACATTGTTCTTAGAGGTTTGTTCTTCTTTGAACATCTCCAACATTCTTTATTCCATCTGTTTTTATTATGAGTCCTGCAAGAAGGACATAAATTAATTCTAGTCATATTTACCATCTCCAATAAATTATGGGGATATCCTTATTATAAGGCATGATATTTTCTAATAAATTTTTCCACCATTTTTTCACATCATACAAATGCACATTAATAATAATTATCATATCAGGTTTTAAAAGTCCAATTAAACTTTTGTGATAAGTAAAATAAGTCATTCTAATTTTTTTTGCAAACCATAAAGAACTTATAATTGACTCTCTTGAACGTCGTATGGGTTTACCAAATCTTTCAGCCCAGATTTTAAACAAATCATGTGAAAATGGAGAACTATCAACATAAGGACCTATGAAAAATATCCTTTTTGTATGTGCTGTGATTAATTCATCTAATCCTAGTAATTGATCTTGGTATGTTGTTAAAACACCCAAATTTTTAGGTGGTGTTACTTTAGTATAAACTTTAATGTCTTTATTCATTTTTATTCCTCACGTATTTTCTCCACACTCTGTTCAGCTTAGAAAGGCTCATCCAGTAATTTTTGTGAACAAATAGTGTGTATTCATTTTCCATTCTCTGATTCTCATGGTCCACAGGCATAGTATATTTACGCAGTGGATATTCTTCAAAGGGCCTATATATAATACACATATCGCCATACATCGCTATTAATCGTAATGCAAAACAAACGATCAAAAAGAATGCAAAAACTAGCCATTTAAATATCATCAGTAGTATTCCTCATCAGTATATCTCTGAGATTTGTATCATTCATTAAATTATACAATATAGGCTCTTTATATTTTCTTCTATAATAAATCCTGATAACTGGAATTCTATATTTCCAAGCCATCTTTGACCAAAAAGGAACGAGGATTAATCCTGCTTTCAATATAGTATCTTTTTTAGCTTTCAATATAGTATCTACTATTTTATTCTTCTTATGGACATATAACTCTTTGAATCTTGTATCATATTTTGTATCAGAACTAACTGGAGTATCAGTATTGGGGAGTGCTGTATTCACTTCTAAATCCGCTTTGTAAGGTGTCCAAGCTTTCTTACAGGTAAAACATACAGCATAATGAAATCCGCTATCACAAAATGCACTATGGCCTAATTCCTCACATTTATCTATCATTTCATAAACCATATCGGATCCATTGTCAACATATATCAATTCAATCATCTATATCTCAACTACCTCGAACTGTTTAGCATTATTTTTTGTTGTGAAATAATATTTGTCATCAATTAATCTAAAAAATAATCTTCTCCTGTTAGACCATGTATAGGACCGTGTGCTTATCATCAATGTATTACCGATATTATGATTACCCTTGATCTTGAATCCATTAACATCATTTCCTGATGATGATTCATAATCAATATCCACTAGATATGTTTTCTTTTTTATTCTCAGCCATACCTGCCATAATCCCTTACCATATTGATTAAGAGGATTTTTGACTATGTACATATACAGGATCCTTACTCTTGCATCAGTCTCATTGGTTGAGGGGTTGAGTTTATTATAGTATAATCTTTTTTCTACCATGGATCCTCATTCCTTTGGTAGTAGTTTTATGCATTCTTTGCACATAGGTAGATTGGATATTTCCCATTCTCCAGAACTGTATGTGTGAAACTGTATGTGTGAAACTCGTACCTCACATAATTTTTTGTAATTAATAGGTAATTGTGAATTTCCTATTTCGCCTATTCCACCACCTGATGCTAGTTCAACTATGAAATGGCTTTCTAATGGGGCAGGTTCTTTATTCTTTCCAATTATTAATAGATGAGCTACACGGTAAGTCATTGGTTTATCACAGCCAATACATGGATATACATTATTTGGCATTGAATATTTGCTTGTTAAGGATCCCTCTTCATTCGTTTTTGGATAACATTTATGTTCAGGTTCAGTATCAGGTGATAGTCTTGTACATTCTGTGCAGGGATCCAATCTGGATTGCTCCCATTTACCACCTGTATATAGCACATTTTCTTCTATGTCACACAGAAATGCGAAGTTAGAAGGTATTCCAGAATTGTCACCTATTCCACCACCACCTGATGCTAATTCCACTGTGAAATGATTTTCAAATGGAGCAGGATCTAATGTGCCTTTCATATTCTTTTCATCTAATAGTATCATAGATGCCATCTGGAAAGTCATAGGTATATTACAAATAATACATTCAATTTGTTTTTTATTATCTGGAGTTCCATCCTTGTCAATTTTTGGATAACATTTATGAGGTGGAAGAACTCCTATATTTTTGCTATGATTATGTTCAGTATCAGCATGTAGTTTACATGATGACTTAATACCTATTGCAGCATCCATAACCATTTTTGTACAGGTACATTTTGCATCCGCGGTTGGAAGTAATAAAGTTTCACCACCATCAGCTATTTTCAGATTAGGTTTGGGTATATTATTATCTATCAATTCGATTGCATCAGCGAATAATTTCTTACCCTCTTCTGTTCTCTTTTTATCTTCCTGAACTGATGTCCAATCATCTGATATTGTATCAACCATTGATGGATGCCATACAGATCTGAATGATTCGGAACTATCATACAATATGAATACAGTATTCATTTTTATCTGTGCGTATTCACGTACAGGTGTTGCATGTGCTAAGTATCTGATAACTACCTCGTCAGCTATCATATATACATATATGGTTTTTCCTACTTGGATTCCATTCCAACCCAATCGATATACCTGCTGTCCTTCTTTCATCTTGCGTAATGCATTACTATAATCCATGATAATTATTATATAAAAATTATATATTTATATTTATTTCAACTGAATTGAATTAATCTTACTAAAAAACAGAAAAAATTGAGAGTATCGCAAAATACTCCGAATTCTGAAATACTCTCACTTATATTATGATACTTATTATATAACTACCCATATTTGATAGTGCTATCATCGCGGAGTACCACTTCATACTGTAATTCGCTTAATTCACAGAAGAAACGGATAGGTACACGCTTAGGTAGCGGGAAATTATATTCTATACTGCATTCACCATAACATGCGAATTTTGTCAGTTCTGAGGTAACATACAGTTCATCATCATAGATCATTATTCCAAGCTTACTATTACATGCATTGCAATTAACCATCATGAATGCATTATGATGCAATAACTCTCTGTATACTACCTCACAATCAGGACATATAATCAGATTAAGTGAACTGCGTGGCGATCGCACAGATTGCGAGTATGCAGTCAATTCATTTACCATCATCATATATATTAGTTTATAGATTATATTTAATAAACGATTTAAACTACACATGATTCTTTGTTCTACTTTGTAAAAATAAATACTTGTAAAAAATATACATTGAGAGAATAATATTTATATAATTTTAATTCTTTAGTATTCTGAGGAGATTCATAAATACATGAGTGTCAGAAATTTAGAGAAAGAGATCAAGAGATTGAAAGGAAAGGTTACTAGCCTTAAAAATGACCTTAAAGGACAACGCAACAGGAATATTGATCTGGATAAGAGAGTCCAGAGCTTTGCAAGGACAGTACGCTATCAGAAAGCAATGATCACGCGGATGACTGATCTTGAGAGTATTTTCAGGATTGCCATACTGACCAATTATGGTTTTGATGGATCTATGTACAATGTCATAGATGGTGTGGAAAAGATTACGCCCCTACAGGATGCAATGCAGATTCCAGTCGATCACAAAATACTGAGGTATAGCAAATGACCGAAACATTAGTAGGTGCTGCAATACAGATGAGGAAGCTTATGGTAACCGTAACAAACAAATCAGCAATTTTAGCAAGCCATAGAACTGATTTAGATATGAGGATTAAGAAATTACAATACCGAATATCTAATGAAACTATGACGTCTGAGGGATTAATAGAGTCCCAAGCCTACAGAGATGCATATCTATTCACAAAGAAGGTGCTTGATGAATTATGAGCGATAGAATAAGAGCATATTGCACTGACTGCAGGATATATTACTCAGAAAAAGATGTCGTGAAGATGGATGAAGAGGAGGGTGATACCACCATTGTTTTCAGAATCAAATGCAAAGAATGTAATGTTAATATATTCTGGATGCATAAAGATAAGGAGAATGAGAAAAAATGAGCCTAGGATTTAGAGATCTTAATAAAGTAACCATTAGTCGCGAAACACGATTGGAACTGGAATTCAGACAACGCAATATAATTCTGAATTTCTTTATGGATAAATCAACATATGGATTACAGGATATTCTTACACGATATGCTGAGATGTGTATGTGTGAGGAAGAACCCTGCGAGATATGTAGATTTGTTGAGAATGATGATATCATATCGCTTATAGTAATGTGGTGTGAATGTGGACATCAGTTCGAATCACATATATCTGGCAACTATGGAAATGGTAGATGTCTCATATGTCATTGCGAGCATTATAATGAATTGAAAATGGATATTCCATACTGGAGAAGAGAATATGATTTTAGACCACAGGCACTTAATTGCAGAGGATGTAACCTGCTGAATAAAGATACTGTTGCTAGAGATACAGGAGATAATTATATCTGTTCAGAATGCAAAGAGAGTAAAAAATGTGAGGTCTGGGAAAAAAGAGATGATTTAACAGAGGAAGAATTAATGATTGTTGGCCTTCTAAAAACCTATTGTTCTGTATGTATCAGGGAATTCCAGTATGATCCAGATATTGAGGATGGAAAACCTAGCCCATGTTGGAAATGCAAGGAAAAGATGAGGTTGGATAAATGACTGAACAGATATACAATCTCAGAGAATTACAGGATATCTATGAGGGATACAAGAATGATGGGAGAACACACATATGTCAGTTATGCGTGAATGATATTTCTAAGAGCAATTGTCCAAGTTTTCAGAGAATAATAGGAAAAGTTGAGGCATTAGAATTATTAATCAGAAATAAAAATGGAGGCTCGTTAGTATTATGAATATTCGACATAAATATTATCGTTTCCAAAATTGGTTGCAAAGAAAAGAGACTGAAAAAATTCTCAGAGAAATGAAAAAATGCTACATTCGAATTGTGAAAAAATGTGATGTGGGTAATTGTACTCATAAGGCAGGATGGCAGTGTTTACGATGCGGATTTAGAATATGTTCTGGTGATTGTCATGATCTAGATATAAAGGAATATCCTGGTGATGGAACAGATTATTGTTTAGGTTGTGCAGAATACCATGAGGAATACGAAGAAGTAGTATCTCTTTCCAGTTCTCTTGTAATACATGACAAATCATATTTTAACACATGTGATGATTGCAGCAAGAAGTTTGAGACTGGAGATTTTTACAGGCATTTCCGTACAGGTGAGATAAAAATGTATAGGGAGACTAAACAATGAAAATAGATATTTCTAAAACTATACGCAACTTCATTCACTTCGTGAAATATAGACATAAACTGGATATGATGTACGTTCTAAATGTCGATATTAATTTTTCTCCAATTAAATTTGAAAGAGATAATCATTGTGTTACTTGTAGAAAGGAGAATGAGAATCAATGATTAAACCAATCACGCAATCAGAAATAGACAAACTGATAGAATATATAGAGGATATATCAGAATACACAAATCCTGATGGTGGAGGTGCATACCCTGCAGTAACAAAGATGAAGTCTCTTCTAACAAGAATTGATAATAAAGGAGTTGTCGCATAGTGAAACTGGAAATTTATGGTGAGAGGAAATATCTATACAGCGAACTCAAAGATGTTGCAGAGATAAAACAAGATATGGTTGCCAATAAAGAGAATAAGGATTATATCTCTAAGATCCTCACACATAAACTCACTGCACGATTATACAGGGCCTTATACAGTATAAGACCTGAATATCCAACAACTGAAGATTTAAGAGGAAGTGAGAATAATGGGTAAGAAATATCCCCGAGATTATGATATATGCACTGGATGCAATAGCACTATCATGAATAAAACTACATTGCCAATTGTATGTAATGCATGTGCTAAAAAAGAACAGATGAATATAGAGATACTTACATGCCATAATTGCGGTAAAGAGGAAAGCATTGATCATAGTAAAAGAGGTATCAAAAATCATGCTGAGAATGCTGAGAAATATCATGGCTGTTCAGATTGTGGACATATGCGAGTACCTGAAGAACCCAAAAGCGGAAGTGAGGTTAAATATGACAATTAAAGAAGATGTTGAGCTGATATACAGAAATGCGATACATAACAATATTCCAGATTGTCCCTGTGCTAGATGTGATACAGGTGAATTACTTGTATCATTCATGAAAATTAAAGGAATACCGATTTCAGAATATCTGAATTATAAGATGGTAAAAGAGATCATCCGACAGCTCCCCATGGTAGAACGCGTATCGCGAACCATCAGAAATGATGAGGGAAAATTCAAAGGCAATGATTATATCGAGGAGATCCGCGATAGTAAGGCAAATGAACACCGCGTCAGCATGAAAAAGATACCTGTAAAAGTATGCAAATCATGCAGTGCAGATAATCCAAGTATGCTTACAATGAGAGGCATGTTTTGTAATAGAATCTGCTATGATAGGGGATATTGATATGTTGGAGAAGTTAGGTATTAAATCAGCAATGTTTGTGTATTTCTTACTTTTATTATTTTTATTTGCAGGTATATATACCGTTGAGGTGTTCCATGAGTAAAATCAAAGGAGTATTCCGATATCCAGGAAGTAAAAACAAAGCAGCAAATGAAATTATCTCATATTTTCCACAGCATGATTTATTTGCTGAGATATTCGGTGGTTCCGCTGCTGTGATTATCAGAAAAGAAATATCAAAAGTTGAGATATATAATGATATCAGAAATGATCTAGTTAATTTATTTCAGGTACTAGTCCATAATTTTGATGAATTTGAGAATAAAGCACAATTCATGGTTAATTCACGATCATGGTTCTATGATATCAAAGAGGGGAAGTTACCCAATACAGATTCTATTGATAAGGCAATTAATACTTATTACACTCTTAAATTTTCATTTGCAGGTAGAAGATCAGGATGGCCTTTATCAATCAATCAGAATTCTAGACCATCAATAGATTTGAAATTCTTGAAAAAAATTAGTACGCGATTCTCACAAGTACAGATAACTGACTATGATTATAAAAAAGCAATTACTAAAATTCAAGATCAGAATAAGGATCATAAAATTCTATATTATCTGGATCCCCCATATCCAGGTGTTAGATCAGAATTATATGGTGAAAAATTTGATAATATCGAATTCGAGGAATTTTTGAATGAGATACAGGATCCATGGATCCTATCCTATCCTGCGAAGCTAGATGGATGGTATTCAGTACCGATTAAAATACAGTATTCTCTTGTTAAACAAGAAATCGTCACAGAGTATCTTATATCCAATATTCCTTTTAAGAAAAGGTCATCACTGGAGAGGTTTATCAAATGAAAAAACATCAAGCCGCGTATATTCCTGTGAATATCACGCGTAAAGAAGCACAGGAAATATTTGAACATGAATTAAAGCTTATGGGCCTAGAATTCACGCAAAGATATGATAATCATAATATATACAATATTAAAGGGAAATTAAATAATGATGTCCTCAGAAGTATGAGCATCAAATGGTATATCAGAGACCTAACCATGCAGGAAGCAAAACTTGCTGAAAAAACTAGGAAATTAAGAAAGGCAATGCATAAAAAAATTGCAAAGATATTTGGTGTTACTCCCATTCAAATGGGAAGTTCAAACAGAAAACCAAAGAAAACTTTACCTCCAGAAGAGATAACAATAATTGAATTTATGGGGCCTAAACTGTGAGTGGCAGTAACCATTCAAGGAGACATTAATATGTGTAATTTATTCAGAAAATACGGACACAAATGGACCACATGCGATAAATGTGGTGAAAAAATAAAAGTTTGTGCGATACATGATACAGGCGAGAAAAAACATTACAAAGTATGTGGACCATGCTATGTGAGCTTTACAGAGGTAGTACAGAATGTTTGAGACTATTGATAAGAAACTGTTTCATCCTCAGCGGATTACTATGATTTATCTCATGATAATTCAGAAGGTGAATACTTTCAGAGGATTCAAAGATTATATTAATAATATTAGCGATGGAAATCTTATATCTCATCTACGAGCACTGGAACAGGCAGGATTTATTATTATTGAGAAAACTATTAAGAATAATAAATACCGTACATTATACAAATTGTCAGTAACTGGAGATAAAAAATTCAAAGAAATGCTTGAGGGTATGGTAATTATGGCAAACGAGGCTTACAATATATGAGCTATGAAATCCTATCACCTGTTACCAGGATCCTGAAAAGAGGATTGTGTATTGTTGGATGGCACTTTGTCAATCATGATACGCTGATATGTGAATCATGTAAGAATTCATTCACTAAAGATTTCGATAAGGGAATTCCATATTATCGGAAATCAAAGTATTACACATGTTTAGATGCAAAATGTGCTAAAGAATTCAAAGGAAAAGGACCTGGATTCTGTTCAGATAAATGTTCCATAGATCATATGGGAATATCAACGGAGGAGAACTAGATGTTTAGTTTTATCCGTACCCCATTATCGCATTTCTTCATGTGGTGGGGTCTAGTATTTGATATGATTGCAGTCTGGATACATCCTAATAAAATTGTAGAGGAGGATCCTGAAATGTTCACTTATCACTTATCACAACTAAAAGAGAAATATCCAGATCTATACTCATCATTTGATATTGTAAAATATAAAGAAGAGAAATCAAAGAATCATTTCTGTAAGAATCTGGATGCTGATGAGGATATAACCATTTCAGAAAATAGAAGAGGCGGAATCACTCAGTATTGGCTGATTGATAGTAGTCGTGCATGTATATGCGGTCGTGAATCGGAATATGTTCTTATTATATTCTTTTGTCCATGGTGTGGAATAAAATTACCACCTAGAAAAATTAAGGAGAATAGCTAGAATGTCAGACGATATTAATCCAATCCATAAGAAGATAAGAGATGAATTGTATTTTATTCTCAGAGAAGATAATGACGATCTGTACAGGCATGAATTTGTTACTACTATGTGTGTTAAATTCAAGATAACCAAATCGCTTGTATACAAGGAGATAGAGAAAGCAATTGATAGCGGAGACATTGAATACTTCAAACCATATCGACTTCCATTCGCAAGGGCCAAGGCAATGAGAATGGTTACCGAACCAGAAAGACCAAAAATAATTAAATTATAATTACTTAGATAAATGATTAATTAGTAGTAGTATATCAACCCCCCCTCCGCATGATTTCCTACGGAAGTGTAAAAATAATTTTTTAAAGCATGTAAAAAGCCTGAAAACGATGAATAATAGACCTATTTCTTATTCCATACGAAATAGCCTATATCAATAGACTCTTTTTCCGTTACTAGAATTATAAATATATAAATAGAATCTATAGAAAATAGTCATATATACAAAACATGATTTTCTAGTTTTTTTCGCTCAAGTTTTTCCAGTTCATAGGAAATCATGCTAGCACTGAGGTAGTTATAATACGATTGGTTTAAACAACAGTTAAGTAATAGTATTATAATATAAACATGTGATTGATAACAAACCAGTCAAAATACATAATTATCATAAATTCCCATATCTAATAGATAGATCAAGTAATGTATATTCACAGCGAGGATTTATATTAACTCAGAGAAAGAACAAACCTGGATATGTGATAGTTGATCTGCACAAAAAAGGAAAGAGCAAGCAGGTTGTGGTGCATAGACTAGTAGCATTGGCCTTTTTGAAAAACGAAAGAGATCCGTTTATTTATAGATTAGTGGATCATATAGATGGAGATCTATTAAATAATAAAATCTGTAATCTACGCTGGATATCCCACAAAGAGAATATGCAATACACGAGAGAACGCGGTAATTATGAATTTGCAAACAGATTGGATGAATGGATTAATCTGAATCATAATCATAAAGTATGTATCTGTGAACTTAGCAAATAATTCCTATGGAACCACTGGAGAAACTATTACCGCCTTGAACATTTTCGGCAATGAAAAATTTTGGTATGGATGCATTTACAACAATGAAATTCATCATGATAATTGAAAGTATAGAGACAATCAGTAGCATTGCACATAACACATTCATTAGGTCGTATGTACCGCAAAAACGTGAGATAAAAAAATAATCTAAGATTGTGTCTTAATTCTACTTTTCGCGTCATAGTAATTCATAATAGAAAATTATGTTTTATTAATACATTTATAGAAATATATTTTTATATAAATTATAATTATATAAATAAGCATGGAAAATAAAGAAAAAAGTAAAACAATTGCATTAAAAAATACAGTATTTAATATTTTTAAGAAGAATAAACGAAATTATATGGACCTTGAAGATTTCTCAACCTTCTCTGATTCTAAATTTATGAATATCCTGAATGATCTTTATCTTAAAAAATTGAAAGATATTATATTCAGTAAATTTACCAGGAATGAAAAGGTTGCTCTGTTATATGCACTGACTGATCATAAACATGATTGTGCTGTATGTCAGGATGACGAGAAATGTAATATCCGCAATCTGATTGAAGTTCTGGAGAATGAGACAGAATGAAAGTTAAGACCAAAGCTACTGATGAATGCGAGAACTGTGCAACTGATCAGCAGCATTGTTTTCTTGGAGATCTCAGTTGTAATTGTAAACGTTGCGATGATGCACTCAAACAGGAGGTATTTGCATATATCAATGAACATTGCGAAAGATGTTCTGCAAATTCATATATTCTGCTTGAGAATCATTATCTGACTGATAGAATGAAGAAGATTATTGAAAATGCCTCACATGATACATTGTATATGATGTGGTTATTTTATAATACTGAGGATAAAGATTGGTACAAGACTGAGAAAGAGGAGGCAGTTTTTACTAAGGAATTCAATAAGAGTTGGATCCGTAGATTGATAAGGAAGATACGCACATGATTGATAGCGTGATGATTCAGCAGGCTCAATTTCAAACAGATGCATACATGTATCTCAACAAAAAATATATGATGGCTGCACTTGAAAAGTACATTCTAATAAATTATAATCCATTTATACAATTACCAAAATGGGAAAATATGTCAGAGGATAATCAATTCAATGAACGTCATTTCTATTCTAATGAATTATTGGAGGCAATATCTGAATCACACCTTCCATATGAATATAAATCCATAATAATTGAATTACTGGACAAATGGATTGAGAATAATACCAGGGTTGGATGGTTGCGAGCAGAACATGGTGAGTATGGTATGACATCATTCAAAATATTGTATTATGATATGCTAAAAGCAATAGATCAGTTAGATATGGAGATGTTATCATGATTGAAATAAACTGCCCCTTCTGCGATGGAAAATCCGTCTCTGATATCATTGATAGAAAAGAGGAAGTAAAAGGACAATGGGAATGTGAAAATGGACATCAATTCATCGTGGAGTGGATTGCATAACTAGAGAATTTTTTGATCTGTATATAGAGGTAGGATCTATAAGCTGTCTTTCAATGAAAGAGAATAGACCACTTGATGATCTGGAACATATAAGATTGCATTCAGTAGAGATGGAAGATCTGATCAAACAGATTCTTAAATATAAAGGTGAGATGAAATTTATCAGAAAACCTGTTAAGAAACTGGAAGAATTTTTCGCATACCTCGAGATGAATCCAAAGGAAAAATGTTTGATACTGGATACTAGACATGGTCCTGATACCTGCGGAACTGTTGATAGTGTGTATTGCAAGGCACATGAGAAACCCTGTTCTTTATTTATCTGTTTCTGTAAAAGGAGATTTGAAAATGTGTAATCGAAAAGATTGGAGTGATTGGGCGAACATATATAAAAATATGCCTATGAAAGAGATCCATGCGAGAATAAGTGAATTGCGTGAGGAAATATTACAGATGGAGAAAAAAGTCGCTGCATTATCACTTCAGGAATATAATGTTACAGAGATGAAGAATGAGAAGATAAAAGAATACCGCAATCTCACTCATGAGCGGACCTGCATTGAACTTACATTAGCATCAATGGCATTGGGATGATTTAGATGTCAGTTTCGTATAAGCGATCAATCGAGAATGAAAAAAGAAATAATATAAAATACAAATGCCCCCTCTGTATTTACAACACAAGTTCATTTTCTAGATTAAAAGATCATGAGAATAATTTTGATCATGATAAATTAACAACTGTCCTGAATAAGCATGGTAAACATGATTATTCATGCAATGAGTGTGGATATCGCACTGTTAGTAAAGCTAGAATAAATAAGCATCTGAATAAACACAGGAATAAAAATGCGAAATAGTTTCACAGATGGGTCTCAGTTTGATAATTATGATCGGCTTAGATTATTATATGCAAACGTTGAGAAACCTGTAAAGGAATTGCATCAATGGGTTATCATATATGATGATCCATATCCAAAAACAGTATCTAGAATTAAATGCAGATGCAACTCCAATCCAACCATGCATGAGATTGTAACAGAAACAAATACAAAGGTATGTACTGAATGCCATAAATTATCAACTAATAATACAGTACACTAATAAAGTATACTTTAATTTATATATTCCCAATACAAATACATTATTAGCTATGACACAATGTAATCATAATTTAAGGAAAGTTTACAGGCGAGATCAGACAAATAGAAAGGATCAGTATGTCCGTATTGATACACATGGATATTGCTTGGCCTGCATGTCAGTGGTAAAAGGTATTATTTTATCCGATTTTAAAACAATACGCGAAAATTTTGAAGCCACTATAATACATCACTATCCAGAATTTCAAATGAATATAGTTTCTAAACTTCATAAAAAACTAGGATTTGTCACAGATCTTGATAGTAATAAAATATGCTATACAATTCAAAATAATCCTGAGATGTTATTCAATATACTTGGAATGTTTGATTTATATCAGGCTAATACAGGATATACGGAACTAGATAATACTGATTATGTGGTGATAGACTGGGATGAAATAAATGAGGTGTATGTAAATGAGTGAGCCTAATTTATTAACCAATAGAACTACAGACGTGAAATGTGTCTGTCGGAAGAAAGATAAGGATTGCAAAGTACGAATTCTTTGGAAGTGTAAGAGATGTGGGATCTCTGCAATGTATGATTGTAATAGGTGTATGGTATGCGATCCACATACCACTCATAAAGAAGTTACTTTGACTCACTGTTATGATTGTGGGATGACACCATGCGATGATTGTCAAATGGGTGAGAGTAATTGTTGTACCGAACCACCAATGAATTTCGGAAAACCTCATGATTGCTTCTGTCAAAACTCTTGGAATACTGGATGCTGTTGTATGACCGCAACTCTTGATGAAACACAGATGGAGTTCTGTCAGAATTGTCATGAATTTTCAGGTCTATTCGAAGAGGATGAACCAAGGAACATATTTGGAAGAATTATACAATGGATAAGGAGTTTCTTCTAATGACCAGACTTGATACCATAAGTATTGAGGATGATCTTCAAGATGTTGTCTTAAAATCTTACTACAAGAGAAAATTGAAAATATCTATTATTTCTAAGAATATGACATGGGATGAATTCAAAATTACATTTGATTGGTTACCTTTTGATTTAGTTGAGCAATTAGTAGATTTTAATAATACACATCGAAGAAATCCATACCAACATTTTAATGATTATAATACTCCTTTAAATATTGATAATTTCACATATCATATTACTGAGAGCGATGGAGAAAGAGTTTCAGGATTATTTATTCATATGTGGAATAATATGGGTAGATTAGTAAAATTTGATACTTATAGAGTTGTAGCGTTTGATTGGAATGGGGATTTGTTCTAATGTCAGAACGTAAACACTTTGAATTAGTGGGATATGTATCAGGTGAGAAAATCTATTGTCTAGAATGTTCTCAAAGTTTACCTGAATTACATGTTATAACTGGAAATGTTATTTTTAGAGTAGCACTAGAATATTCACTTGCTAAAGAAAAGTGTGATAAATGTGAGCAACAAATAGTTCCAGATGATAATGATATCCGCAGGTGTAGAAAATGTTTGGTAGGCATATATCACGGTACGCTATGCAAGAGTGAAAAATGTGGAAAATCTAGTTTGCATGGAATAGAATTCAATGATTGTATTAGATGTGTGAATAAGCCCTCTGAATTGATATGCAACCATTGTAATGAATATTTCTGTAAGGAATGTTTTGAGAAAGAAACAATTCCACATCAGATAAACTGGACACCTGAGGATCCAGAATATTATACGAATATAAGTAGTTGGTCGGGATGAATTTATTCAAGAAATTTAAAGAGGAATATGATTCATGGGGATTTATGAACCTTTATGTTTTTTGGCTAATCACCGTGGATATAATCTTCATAATTATTTTTCTAATAGTAGAGGTTTTGTAATGAGTAAATCAAGTTTCATATCATTAGCAGATCTGAAGAATACTGATAATAATCTTTCAAAATTAGTTCATAAATCAATTCAGAATATAGTTGACAGTCTTTCGGATAATCCAGATCAAATAATTGTAGTTTCAACATCAGGTGGGAAAGATAGTTCTGTTCTTTGTGCTTTATTTATGCTTGCTGTAAAATGGGGATTAATTGATCCAAAAAGATTAAGATTTACTTTTTCAGATACAAAGCTAGAATTACCAACACTGCATAAGCATATAACTCTTCTTTTTGAATATGCAAAAAGTCTGGGTATTGAAAGCGTAATCGTTAAGCGACAGAAAGCAACCTACTGGACACGCGTTCTGGGATTAGGTACATTCACATCTAACTGGAGAGAAAGATGGTGTGTACAATTATTGAAATTGGGTCCGCTGCAAAAATATTTTAAAACTCTTCCAAAGGATCATATTGTTGCAACAGGTGTTAGACGTTCTGAATCTGCAGTTAGAGAAACAAAATATAAAGACGCACAGCAAACAATAAAGGAAATGAAGAAAACAACCTGTGATACCGCAGGTGAATGCTTTGTTAATCTAGAAGATCTTGATAATGTATTCCATCCTATATTGGATTGGTTAAATTGTCATATCTGGGATTTCATAAGATTTTTTTATCATGGAATTCCGCTACATCTTCTTTTTGATCTTTATTTGGGTGAGGATAGTGCTAGGTTAGGTTGTTGGAACTGTACTGTTGTCTCTACTAATCTAGTAGTCGAGAAAATGGGTAAAACTGATTTCAGATATAAAATTTTACATAATATCTGGACCGAATTAAAATTCTATAATAAACCTGAGACTAGGCCTTTGGATTGGATTTATATTTTTAGAAATGCAGGAAGGTCTGCTACAAAAGACACTATCGGTATGAAATGGAGGCCATCATTCATCAGACTAGAAGTAAGACAGAGGATATTTAATATGTTAATTGATGCACAAGAAGAAACAGGGTTCGAATTAATTTCAGAAGAAGAAATTATTACTATTAAAAAATTATGGGAAACCAGGACAAATAATTTTGATCCTGTAATTAAGAGATCTGCACCTGTAAAAGTAATTGACCAGATGTCAAAAGATGATCTTACTAAAATAGATAAGAGAATACATATCAGGATTGCAACTTTGGAGGATTTTTTCTGATGAATCATAAACTATACAAAAATAGTTCCGAGGATATGAGTCTAGTAGCTGATAATTCGGTTCATATGGTAATTACAAGTCCACCATATAATGAGGATAAAAAATATGGAGATATTCCTGGTTCTGATTTATCACCCTGGAAAGATTATATTCCACTGATGAGAACAGTATTCACAGAGGCAAAACGAGTACTAGTTCCTGGCGGAAGAGTTGCTGTAAACATTGCAAATCTAGGACGATTCAATGAAACGAGGGGTACATATTACAAACCTTTAAAATCACTATTTGAGGAAATATTACTCAATCTAGATTTGATATATTTAGGTGAGATTGTATGGTGGAAATCAACTAGTGCAAATATCAAAACTGCATGGGGTTCTTTTCTTTCACCGCGTGCTCCATCATTACAAGATACTCATGAATACATTATTATTTTCAGAAAGGAAGGAGAATTTCCAATACCTCGAGAATATGAAAATAATCCAAAAATTATTCCTCAACCTAGATTTATGAAACTTATAAAATCTATCTGGAATATTGCTGCAAGAAGAAATAAATCTCATCCTTGTGTTTTTCCTGATCAACTAGTAGATAATCTACTTACTCTTTATACTTTTCCAGGACAAACAGTATTGGATCCATTTGGAGGAAGCGGGACCACTGCAAGAGTTGCTAAACAACTAGGTAGAAATTCAATATCATTTGAGGTAGTTCCACGATTCCAGAAAATGATAGAGATTGAGATAGGAAAAACATTCATACAGGATTGGTTTGAGGGGTTGGATAATGAATAAAAGAAATAGTCTTATTATTGATTTATGTTCAGGTGGTGGAGTGTTGGCCGAGGCATTTTATGATAGTGTGGGTCTAGACCTGGACCGAGATAAACTAAAATATTATCCTAATCAAAAAATTCAAGGTTCTGCAATACAAACACCATTCAGAAATAAAGCTGTGTATTTTGCTAATGGATCACCACCATGTCAGGCATTTTGTTCATTAGCAGATAAAGAAAAACATATTGATATCGTGGATCCAGTGAGAAAAGAATTGCATCGAATTTCTGAGAAGTATTCAATTGAGAATGTGGTGGGTGCTCCTATCAGAAAGGACCTAATGTTATGTCAGTCAATGTTTGATTTACCTGTAAAAGTTTCAGGATTAGGCGTACCTCCTTCATTCATGAATTATATACTGGACCATTTAGATAATAAAAATTTAGATGATTTTTTTTAAAATGTTAGATAATGAAAAATAAATTGTTGGTTGAACCCCAGAGACTCAACCACGCGAGGAGACACTAAATTTTAGTATCTAATATGTAATTATTATATTGTATTTTAAAGATAATGACAAGCACTTATTGTATTACCTTATTAATTGCGGTAGCATAGACAATAGTTTATAGATGTTAATTTATAACATTATTTGTTAATTTATTGTTTATTCTTAACAAAGTATATATAATCGAAAATACATATATTGTATTGTGACAAGCACAATGAACACTGAGCTAACAGAAATGACAAAAAAAGAATTAGTACACACTGCAATTAAAATAGGAGTACTTCCAACTTATTTACAATCACTGAGAAAAGAACACATCATTCATTTAATCGAGGAAAGGAGTAATTAAAATGAAATGTAATGCAATACTATCATTCGATGGAAAGGAATATCTCTGTGAAAGAGATCAACATGGATATCAGATAAAACACCACGTGAAGAAAAAAACATACTTTGATATTGATTCTGAAACTGAACACCTGTATGTAATACAGGAAATTACATGGAGAGTTGAAACTAAATGAGCGATTGTAATAGTGGTTGGAGAGGACAGGAAAAGAAAGAGAAACGCGAATTGCAGAAAGCTCTCAAAATAAAGAGTTTCAGAAAAGAATACTCATACAGGAGACAATGAAATGAATATAGAATTAGAACAAACAATCATAGAACAGATGAATACTTTCAACTGTGATAGATCCAAACTACTTGAGATGTACAAAGCAGAATGCAGCGAGTTCCAAGCAGAAATGGAAAAAACAAGCGAACACATGAAAATATGCATTGTGAATATTAAAACCTCAATAGAGTGTATTGATATGGATATCGAGTATTATCATGTATATGATGAGGTTAAACAGCTTAAAAAACACACCTCAATACTTGATGAATATGCAGATGAATATGCACATGATAAAGCAGAATTTGATGACCGCGATAAATTAGTCAAATATCTGGAGGAGTTATTATGAAAAAAGAAATCAAGAATATTGAACTAGCACCAAAGATCAATAATTTACTGTTCAAGAATAAAGACTGGACCGTACCTGATGCAATCAAAGATCTAAGTGATACTTACAAGATACCATCACAGAAATATAATGCAATAGCATCTGCATACTCGCGTTGGAAAAGAGAGTTTAATCAGTATGATATCCAGAATGCTCATGATCTGATAAAATATATATCTACTGAGAATGTTACTGATTTCCTGGAAGCATACGAAGGTCAGGATCCCGATTATGCATACTCGCTCAACCGATTCAATAACCGAAAAGGTGCAGCAGATTCACGTAAAATAATTAAAATTGTAAGAGCTATGCTAACTCAGGCTATTAAATAATAATATTAATTTTGAATTTCTTATAGATAATCACTGGAATAAATGCAAATAATGATAGATAGAAAGGTGATCCCTCAGTATTACTTTCGGATACCTCTACCAGGAAATACTCAATCAATTCTGTGGACTGACTTAACCCCAGATCGGAAGTAGTTTTAACAGGTTCACTTTGAATTATATATCTGGGTAATGATGAGAATTCATCAATAATAAATTTATAAGCATCAAGAGAAGATAATTTTAAATTCACATCATCTATATAATAATTTTTTAAAAATTGATTATCAACATCATTAATTTTTATTTTATATCTCTCATACTGTATCGTGAATGTTGTATCATTTACAATACTGGAAATTATCAGATCAATAGTAAATTGGATATATGATGTATTTGAGAAAGGAATGAAAAACATAATTTGATATGATGTGGGATTATTACTACTTATACTATTTGAAGGATCATTAGTTTCCAAATATTCATCGAATTCTATCTTACTATCATTTATCAATATGGTATAATTACCATACGAGACAATGCCTGAAACTAAGCCATCAAAAAATATTGGTATTGCACCTAATTGTGTGATATATAATGCTGATTGATTATAATTTAAATTTAATTCTAAATCATCTGATATTATATTGTTAATTACTAGTGGATATGATCTTGTTGTATTTATTTTAGCAACTGCCATACTACCATAAAGTAGTAAATCAACTGCTTCCTCATCAAAATCGCGTCCATCTTTGTCTTTATATTTCCACTTATCATTTTCTTTAATTTTTACTGTGGAAATAGCCAGTGTAGGTACTAAAAGCACCATTATTAGTATTATTGTTATTGCTATTTTTTTCATTTTATCATTTCCTTTATTTCTTCTACCTCAGCAATTAATTCCTGAATTCCTTTGGTATTCAATGCTGTGAGATTATCATACTGAATTCCAGTAATTATTACCTCACCCCTTTTATTTGTAGTCTCATGCAGTATAAAATTCAATTCAGATGGTATCTCTTCAAGAATAATACCATATTCTTTTGAATATTGTTTATTTAAATTGTGTTTCCAATCAAAAGATCCTGTTGCCAATAGTGAAAGTAATTCAAGAGCATTTGTATCATCATAATCGAAATTGGTTTTCATCTCTCTATTAGAAGCAGAACTTTCACTGTTTCTATAAATAACATCCCATCTGATATCAACTCCACCTACATCAAAACTACTATTTAATGATGGTTCAAAATTATTATTAAGTGATGTAGTACCACCTGAAGCAGAAAATCTACCCACTGCACCTGCACCTATTTCTAATTCACCAAGTATGTTAGTATTGCCATGGAATGTTGATACAATATTATCTGCACTAGCTCCAATATCTAACGTTCTAGCATTTGAATCGAAATTATATATTTCTACATCGCTATCATCTCTATCATTAACTGTGATTGATCCTTTAGTATACATTCTTATATTTAAATTCCGATATAATCTCAATTCTTTTGTATCAAAGCTATCTAGATAATTAATTGATCCGCCATCATGATACATTCTGAAATCATCGCTTGCACCCGTATAGAATCCTGAATTATCCAATGGATTCTTAACAGTTCCATAAAGTGAGGATGCGATATTATCTGATGCTGCTCCTATATCAAATGTTCTTGCAGTTGTATTAAAGATGAACAAGCTTACATCTGAATCATTTGTATCCTTGATTTGAATGGCCTCGGTAGTGAAAAAGTTAATAAATCTACCCTCAATCGATAAATTAGTTGCATTACTCTCATCACCGATAATGTTTGATGAACCATTATGATACATCCTCAGATCATCGCCCGCACCTGTATAGAAACCTGCATTATCCAATGGATTCTTTACCGCACCATATAATGAGGTGGCAATAGGATCTACTGCTGAACCAATTAATAGTATTCTTGTAGATGTATTAAGATCCAATAATGGAGCATCTGAATCATCTGAATCTGCAACTCTAAATATTCTCCCTGTGTTATTTTTTATGTTTCCTAATACATTTTCTATAATCAAATCTCCAGTGTTGTTGCTAAGAAAAGATGCAATTCCATCATGATACATTCGCAGATCATCGCCCGCACCTGTATAGAACCCTGAATTATCTAACGGGTTATTTACCGCACCATAAATTTTAGTTGCAATAGGATCTCCTACTGATCCGATATCTAGTGTTCTAGCACTTGTATCTAAAGACCATAAAGTTGCATAGCTATCATCAATATCTTTAACTCGAACTCTTGTACCAGATCGTAAATTAATATGGCTTAATGCATCAATGTGTAATTCCCCTGTATTATTGTTTATAATAGAATTAGTCCCATCATGATATAATTGTAAATCATTACTATCTCCAATGTTTATAATATCATTATCACCTATAAAAATATCATCGAAATATGAATCTCCACCCTCGAAAAATCCACCTTTGGGAGAATATACAATATTATCGCGTATCTGATCAATCTCCATTAGACTATCTGCTTCTGTCAGATAGATCCATGCAAGAGGTGTTGTATCAACAGGTGTCCATCCATCACCTACTGATTCTGGTAATTGATTTCCATCAGTTGTTCTATCTCCAGATATTGTTGCTACTACACCACTACTATTGATATATATCAGAATTAATCTTGATTGTCCTGTTGTTAGTGCATTGAATGCAGTACTGAGATTAACATTCGCAGCAGATATAGTTCTTTTTTCACCATTGACAAATGCTACACCTGATGCAATAGTAACATGTGTTCCTGATGCTGATAGATCTGTTTCACCACCGACTGCGGCAAGACAACCTGATATAGTATAATTCCCCTGCATTGCCATGATAAAATCATTGATATCCTCTGCAAAAAATCTGTTATTTCCCACACCAACATCGTTGAAATCCTGGTACAAGATTGTCTTACCGTATGCCATATTATTCCACCGCTGTTATTGTCTGCACATGTTTCTCAAAGTGTGCAGGAAATGCCTCTGATAATTTGGTATACAGTTGTATTTTTTCTGATTTCAAATAATCTTTCTGAGATTTATCTATTTTCAGTACAAATCGCGTGTATAGATCTGTGATCTCTTTTTCCTCATCAGCAATTTTTTTATTTATCTGGATGATTTTTTGTTGCTGGATCTCTCTGTTTTTAAGAAATGCAATCTGTCTATCTGCAAGTTTTTCAAAGTATATATCGCGATTAACAATTACTGTCTCAGGAGTAATGATAAAATCACCACTCATATTTGTATCAATAGCATCAGGCATCAGCAATCACCTTTTTCTCCTCTTCTGGATCTTTCAATTTCTTCTCAGGTTTCTCCTCTTCCAGCTCAAGAATCTTTAATTGTTCTTTTGTCAATTCCAATCCATCAATTTCAAGAATGATATCAATAAGCGTATTTATTTTGGTTTTTAGTATATTGACTTTTCCCATATTTGGATTAAATGTTTCTCTCATAAACTCGTTAGTCTCTCTATCGATTCTTGCAATTCCTTCTGCATTTACAGCACTAGCCTTAGCTCCGACCTCAGCAACATCATTGATTTTACCAATCAAAGCCTGTTCTACCTGACTAATTTGCAGTCTTTCCTGTTCTTTTTTCGTTTTAATTTCTCTTCTTTTGTATTTATTTCCCATAATATATCACTCCAATTTATCGGCGAAATAG